ATCGGGGCGGTGTATGACACGCCGCGCGGCAAGATGAAGTGGATGGGGACCGGATGGCAGCCCGTGAAGTGACACTGCTGTCCGACGACGAGGTCTTCGGGCCCCTCGAGGCTGACGACAGCGCGCGGCCGCTACTGCTGAGCGACGACGACGTGTTCGGGCCTGCGCCCGATGTCACCGTCGGCGGCCAGGCCAAAGCGGTCGCCACCAACGTCCCACGCATGCTGGGCGAGTCCGTGGGCGGCGTGCTCCAGCGTGCCGGCGAGGCCGATCCGCTGGCGGATGGCGCGGCGGCGCTGAAGCGGTTCGAGAACGCCGAAGGGTTCGTCGACAAGTTGTTCGCCGCGGGGGAAGTGGCGGCGTCCGTCCCGGGCGCGCTCGCCCGCATGGCGCAGACCGCCGCGGCGCCGGGGCTCGAGCCAGCCCGCGAAGCGGCCAAGAAGGCGCTCGCCGACACCGGCGTCAGGACGGCCGACTACTGGCACGAGGGGCAGGTCGAGATCCCGAAGCCGGAGACGTTCGCCGAAGATCCGGTGCGTTCGGCGACCGGCTTCGTGGCGGAAGCCGCGCAAGGGGTGGCGCCGTCACTTGCGGCTGGGGCCGCCGTCACCGCGCTGACCCGCAGTCCGGCCGCGGGTGCTGTGGCGATCGTGCCCTACGTGATCGGGCAGGAATACGCGAAGCGCCGTCGGGAAGGCGCTGATCCGGAGTCCGCGCGCATCGAGGCCGCACTGGCCGCTGCCGCCGAAGTGATCCCGGAGGCGCGTGTGCTGAGCACGATCACGGCGCCGGCCGTGGGGGTGGTCTCGAAACTGCTGCGCGGAGCCAGCGAGGAAGCCTGGCAGGAAGCGCAGACGCAAGTCATCCAGGACTCCCTGGATCACCCGGACTGGACGCTCGAGCAGCGGGTGAAGAGCGCGGTCTACGCGGCCGGGTTGGGCGCGGTCGGCGGCGGCGTCGTGGGCGCAGTCACGCCAACCTCGCGGGCCGAGACCCCGCCCACCGACTTCGATCCTACCGCCGAGTACGACGTCACCCGACAGAAGGTGCGCGCCGCCGGTGACCAGGCACGAGCGGCCGTCGAGACCTTGAAAGCGCTGCCCGCCCCTGAGAAGGCGACGATCGAAGTCGACAGCCAGGGCATCGCGACTCCGACAGATCTGCGCGCACAGAAGGCGGCCGCCGCTGAGCAGGCTGCCCGAGCGGCCGAGGCGGCCGGCGACACCGAAGCAGCGATCGCACTGCGCCGCGACGCCATGGGCCTGACGCCGCAGCCCGCAGACGCTCCGGAAGGGGCTGCGGTCGAGATCGTCCCTGAGCAGGTCGAGCTCGCCCCGGCGCCGCCGCAGACCGAGCTCGAGCAGGCGACCGAAGCGCTGACCGGTGCGATCCGACCCGCGGCGCCCGCGACGAACGTCGAGATCGACACCGTGCCGGTGGAGACCGTGGAGGCCGCGCCAGCGCCCGCCCAGCAGCCCGACACGTTCACGAGCGAGCTGCCGACCTCCGAGGGCATCGAAGCGACGAGCCCCGAAGTCGAGGCTATCAACCTGGACGCGGTTGAGCAGGCGCGCGCCCGTGAACGCATGGCGGCCCGGCTGCCTGAGGGCCTGAAGGACGACCCCCGCCTTGCCCGCGAGACGTTCCGCAACCACCTGCAGGCGATGGCCGGCGAGGTCATGAAGGGGCAGTCCCGCAACGCCGTGGTGGACGACTTCGGACAGATCGTGAAGCGACTGCCGTCCGGGAACCCACAGTGGTTTCAGGACAAGGTCGCGGGCACCCTGTCGACGTCGGCCATCAAGGAAGCCGTGCGCAAAGCGCTGGCCGGGGAGAAACTCTCGAAAGCCGAGGCGACTGGCGTGCGGGGCATGCTGGACTACATCCAGCAGCAGCGCACAACCGAGACCGAGATCGAAACCGCGCGGCAGCGCCGCGCTCAGGCGCAGGCATTCCGTCGCCAGGCCGCCCAGGGACTGCCGCCGCTCGACGCCTACGAGGCGGATGCCGAGATGGCCGGCGAACTGTACGAGGAAGCGGAGTATGATCCGACGTGGGACGGTGAAAGCCGCTCCCTGTTCGAACTCTACGAGGCCGCGGCCGAAGTTGATGAAGCCGCAGCCCTTGAGACGCTGGAGTCGGGACTCGAAGACGCGCAGGCCGCGCGTCGGTTCGCGGAGATCATCCATGGGCGAGAAACTGGACGCAGTTCGCAAGAAGATAGAGGACAACCGCGCGAAGGGTCACAAGCCGAAGCGGAAACAGCCGAAGCCCCCCGAGAAGAACCGGAAGTAGCGCCGCCAGTCCTCAACACTTACTCCCGGGAAGATCTCGAAGACCGGGAGCGCGAGAAGGCCTCCGCCGCTGCCCAGCGGGAGGCCGATCAGCAGAAAGCCGATGCCGATGCCCAGCGCGACACGTTCGCGCTGACGGGCAGTGATCGCATGGCCGACGAAGCGGCTGCGCGCGGGCAGCAGGATCTGCTCGCCCTGCCCGAGAACCCGTCATCCAGCGAGCTGCCGATCTTCACTGGACGAGCGGACGACTCCGGGGAGGGGTGGGGGGCCACCCGCGGCTCGTTGTCTGAAGGCACCAAACAAACGCTTTTGGTCGACTCAGAAGGGAACTACTTCTGGGGCGACCGCGGTTTAGCGTCTCAGCGCGACGTGGGGCGGGTTGTTGTTGGCCGGCATAAAGACTTCCAGCCAGCGAAATTCGCCACCACTGCCGAGGCACGCGCGGCCGCCAAAAGCACGACGGCAACAGAGCCTCGATCTTCGGCGCCCAAAGGTGATGCACCTGTTGCGATCCCGCCAGCCTTCGCGCGCCGCGTGAAGGTCAAGGTCGACCAGATGGTCGAGGGCGAGGGCATCCGCTCGGTCGAAGTCTCGGCTGCGGAGGCCCTGCGTGACGTCAAGCGCGAGATCTCGGTGTTCCAGAAACTCCTGAAGTGCGTGAGCCGATGAAGAAGATCCGCATCACCGCCCCGACCCCGGAGCCGCCGGCACCGCCCCCCGAGCCGTCGCGCATCGAACCGCCGGCCGACCTGCGAGAATTCCTGCGCGAGTTCTCACGCGAGCACGCCGACGCCATCGCGCGCGCACGGGCCGCGCCCATCGACGTCAAGATCTACCGCGACGAGGAAGGGCGACTCGACCGCCTCGTCATCAAACCACTGGCCTCACGGCTGAACTGAACGGGCCCTGCGGGGCCTTTTTTATTGGGTGAAATATGGCAGCACTAGGTAACGCAATACGTCAAGCGATTTGCGATGAATTTGCGAGCGAGGTAAGCGCTGAACGCGGCTCGCTGGGCGGACTCAGCAAGGCCCAACTCAAGGCCGCTTTTGACGCCGCTGATACGTGGGCTGACTCCAATGCGGCTTCGTTCAATTCGGCCTTGCCTGCGGCGGCGCGGACGAATCTGTCAGCCGCGCAAAAGGCGCGCATCCTTGCCATTGTCGTGCTTCGTCGTCATAGGGAGGGCGCGTAATGGCTAGCGGTAATTCACTCCTGATGTGGACGGCGCTCCAGGGCGAGCCGCCTGCGTCCAACTACGCGACGCTCGACACGCGCAACAATCATCCCTGCCTGGATTTCGACCAGACGACCGGAGAGACCATCTATTTCTCTGGTGTCATGCCGCAGCACTACAGCGACACGACTGGTGTCACGGTGTATCTACACTGGGCAGGCTCTGTAGTCGGCACCAATACCGTCGGCTGGCTCATCGCCTTTGAGCGCATGGGAGATGGCGGGACGGATATTGATTCCGATTCGTTCGCTTCCGACCAAACAGTAACGGCGGAAGCCGCAGATGCCACCTCGGGCATTCTCGACGTATCAAGTGCAGCCGTGACCAAAGGCGCGAATATGGATTCAGTGGTGGCAGGCGACCTGTTCAGGTTGCGTGTCACACGAGACGTCGCGACGGACACCCTTGCAGGCGATGCGGAGTTGTACGCGGTTGAGATTCGAGAAACTTGATGGCGATTTTATTTGCCAGAGCAAGCAGTGAATATCTAAGCGTCGCTGCGTCGCCTATTTCAGGCGATACGCTCACGATTGCTTGCTGGGCGAAATTGACCGCAACGACGACCAATCAAGCTTTTGTCTCGATGGGTGCGTCTGGAGCAAATGAACGCTATTTGCTTTATAGAGGTACCGGCTCATTATTGTTTTTTGTGGGGAATGGAGCCACTACCGGGCAGGCAACAATGTTCCCAGCATTAATGTCAAACACGGAGCAGTGGTATCACTGCACTGCGGTGCAAAGCTCATCCTCCGCTCGCAATGTTTACCAGGATGGCGTTGCGGGAACTAAAAACACAACGTCTATCACGACACCGACCCCGACAAGCACTTATATCGGCGCGTATTACACGAGCGGCGCGGTTCAATCGGGATTTTATGCGGACGCAACAATCGCAGAAGTGGGAATATGGAATGTCGCGCTCACGCAAAGTGAAATTACAGCTCTTGCGGAAGGCATCAGCCCGCGCCTGATTCGCCCGGCATCACTGGTGTTTTATGCGCCTTTGATCGGAAATGCGGACCCGGAACTGGAAATCAGGCAAGGGAATAGCCTGGCGTGGACAAATACGCCAACGAAAGCGGCACACCCGCGTATCTATTACCCAAGCGCCCAGATTCTTCAGTTTCCGAGTGCTGCGGCTGCGCCTGGTGGTCTCGCAGCCAATCCTATCTATGGCGGCGGTGCGGCCGCTCTCCCGCTTAGGGGGTACATCGCAGCATGAGCGGATCACTTGGCGACTTTGACGCTTCCAGCGTCATCTACTTCAAGTTCACGACGTTCCGCCCGTCCACGGGCGCAGCGTTCACGCTTGGCGGTACGCCCGCACTGTCCGTGTACAAGGACAACAGTACGACGCAGAGCACGACAGGCGTCACGCTGACCGCTGATTTCGACAGCGTGACCGGCTTGAACCACGTGGCGATCGACACGAGCGCCGACGGCACGTTCTATTCCGCGGGTTCGTTCTTCGATGTCGTCATCACCACGGGTACGGTGGATTCCGTCAGTGTCGTGGGCGCGGTTGTTGGTCGCTTCACCATCCGCAAGACTGCTGCCCTCAAACCTACCACGGCGGGCCGCACGCTCGATGTGACCGCGGGAGGCGAGGCCGGCATCGATTGGGCGAACATCGGCAGCCCGACGACGGCCGTCAACCTTTCGGGCACTACGGTCAAGACCGCCACCGATGTCGAGACCGACACGGCGGACATCCAGACTCGCCTGCCCGCTGCGCTCGTCTCCGGCCGCATCGACGCCAGCGTGGGCGCGATGGCGGCCAACGTGATGACGGCTGCCGCTGCTGCCGCAGACCTGACCACGGAGCTGCAGAGCGGGCTCGCGACAGCCGCCGATCTTGCAACGGTCGCCGGCTATATCGACACCGAAGTCGCCGCGATCAAAGCGAAGACCGACAACTTGCCGACCGATCCCGCCGATCAGTCTGCGGTCGAAGCTGCGATCACTGCGGCGCAAACCGCGATCCTCGCCCGCCTGACCGGTATCGTGCTGGAGACCGGCACGATCGGCGGCACGGGTAACGACACCACGCACGTGCATCTCAACGCGTTCACGTACGGCGACGACGAGATCAACAACTACCTGCTCGTCATCTACGACGCCAGCGAGGACGAGTACCACGCCCGGTGGGTCGAGGGCTGGGTGAATTCCACGAAACTCGCGACCGTTGCGACACTCCCGTTCACCCCCCAGGACTCGACCGATGGCTACTTCCTGCTGCCGATCCGGCAGGACGTGACAGGTGGCTCGGGGCTCGATGCGGCCGGCGTGCGGGCGGCGATCGGCATGGCGAGTGCGAACCTCGATACGCAGTTGACGGCGATCGACAACTACGTGGATACCGAGGTCTCGGCGATCAAGGCCGTCACGGATCTGCTCCCCGATGGAGGTGCGCTCACGAGTCTCGCCACTGCGGCCAGCTTGTCAACCGTCGCGGGGTATCTCGATACCGAGATCGCAGCCATTCTGGCCGACACCGCCGAATTGCAGACCGACTGGGCCAACGGCGGTCGACTGGATCTCCTGATCGACGCCATCAAGGCCAAGACCGACTCGCTGACATTCACTGGGGCGAACCGCGTCGATGCCAACCTGGAAGCCATCGGCAATGACACGACGGCGCTCGCCAATTTCAAGCGTTCAGCGGCAACGATCGTGCGCGGCACCTGTGATACGGGCGCTTCGACGACCAGTATCCCGACATCAAGTCTGTCGCCGGCCGCGTCGGTCGCCGACCAGTTCAAGGGCCGCATCGTGATCTTCGACAAGGACACCTCCACGGCGGCGCTGCGGGGCCAGGCATCTGACATTAGCGCGAACACCGACGTCGGCGTCCTCACCGTGACTGCGCTGACCACCGCGCCCGCGTCCGGCGACACCTTCTGCATAGTGTGATCCGATGCCCGTCACCCAGCTCGCGCCAGCGGCGCTCCCTGGGCGGCGATATGGATCGTTCAGCGGCAAGACCGCGAGCAGTGGCGCGGGCCCGCATCCGGTCGACATCCTCACCCAGCTCGTCCCGACGGCCACGCCCGGCCGCCGGTACGGGAGTTTCGCCGGCAAGTCGGCGAGCGGCGGCGGGGCTGGACCGCATCCCGTTGGTGTGCTCACGCAGCTCGCGCCGGGGGCATTCCCCGGCGGGCGCTACGGATCGTTCGCAGGACGTGTTGAGGTCGTCGTCGAGCCGCCCACGCCCGAAGTCGAGCCGACGCCGTCGTTCCCGACGCCGAGCGGCAGGTTCCGACGCGATGTTGGTCTGCACTGGATCGACGCGCTGGATGAAGAAGAGATCACGCTGGTGCTGGCCGTACTCCGACACCTGGACTACATCTGATGTCATTGAAGAATTGCATTCAGTCCCTGCAGGCGCTCCTCAAGGACTTCGACGTCGAAGCCGTCGTTGAAGCCGCGGAGGAATACCAGGCGCGCGGCATGGACCGGCAGGCTGCCGAGACGCAGGCCGTGCAGGACCATCTTGATGAGCTGCAGCGCGATCGCGCGCGCATCGAGAAAGCGATCGCCGATGCGTACGCCGTGGAGTCCGCGGCGCACGAGGCTGCGACCAGCCCGAAGAACGCGCTTCCCGCGCCCACGGACGCGCAGAAGGAGGCCGGGAACTACAAGGTCGGAAGGATCAACGTCAGCGGTCTCGCGCTGAGCATTGAAAACCCCGAGGGCTCCGTCCGGTCTGGGGTAGGCGCTGATGGCAAGCGGTGGTTGACGACCCTGCGCAGCCACTACGGCTACATCGCGAAGGTCAACGGGCAGACGGCGCCGCGCGGGAAAGACAAGGACCACATAGACGTCTTCATCAAGCCCGGCACGCCCACCGATTACAGCGGGCCGGTGTTCGTCGTCGACCAGAAGAAGCCCGGCAACGGACACTTCGACGAAGTGAAGGTCATGCTGGGCTGGGACTCGCTGGATGCCGCGCGTGAGGGCTACCTCGAGAACTACACGCCGGGCTGGGATGGCATTCGGGACATTACGGAAACCACCGTCGACGTTCTCAAGGCGTGGCTGAGCGGCGACACCACGCAGCCGTTCGGGGCGCAGGTAGCGCCCGCAGCAGACGATCTCGGCACGGCGCCCGACGCCGTCGCCGCGGAGACGCCCGCGAAGATCGTCGACGTCGGCGAGAAGGTCGGCGGTGCGCGCAAGGACACGGCGACCCCGACGGGCCCGCGCAGCGCGAAGGCCGAAGAGGACGGCGCTGAGCCCGGCTGGCGCAAGCGGTTCCAGGTGTCACAGATCACGAAGAGCATGCGCGAAGGCGAGGTCGGGCGCTGGACGATCTACGATCTGCGCACCAAGGACAGGCTCGGGCAGCCGCGTCAGTTCGGGCGAGATACCTACCCGACGCAGGAAGCCGCGGAAGCCGTGGTCCCGCTGGCGGCTGTCGCGTTGAAGCACAGCGTGCGCGGCACGTCGCGCGCCGGCGGGACCGTTGCGTACGAGATATGGCGCCGGACGTCCGATCGCAAAGCCGTGAAAGTCGTCGACGAAGTGTTCGCGACCCACGACGATGCGATGCGCTACATGGCCGAGCACGCGGCTGAGATCATCGAGACGAAGACCAGTTTCGGGGAAGAGATCCTGCCACGTCCCGAAACCGTAACCCGCACGGGGCCGGCGCGTCGGACGGGCAACGTTACCGGTGACGACTTCCGCGAGACGTTCGGGTTCCGCGCGGTCGAGTTCGGGGAATGGAATGCCCAGGACGAGCGCCAGACCGTGATGAACCACGCTTACGACGCACTCATGGATCTCGCCGAGATCATGGGGGTGCCGCCGAAGGCGCTGGGCCTGAACGGCGATCTCGCGCTGGCGTTCGGGGCGCGTGGGCACGGCCTGTCGGGGGCGCGCGCGCACTACGAGCGAGACTACGGCATCATCAACCTGACGAAGATGAGTGGCGCGGGGTCGCTGGGCCACGAGTGGTTCCACGCGCTCGACCACTACTTCGCCCGTCAGGACGGGAAGTCGGGACGCGAGCGCGTGCGGAACGAGCGCGGCGATCTCGTGTATCCCGCGGAGTCCGGGGAGCGTGACTACGCGAGCCACGGGTTCCGGCGCAGCGGATCGGAGGTCCGCCCCGAAGTCCAGGCTGCCTACACGGCGCTGATCGACACGATGTTTGCCAAGGCCGAGCAATACGTCGAGGACACGCAGAAAGCCGAACGGTTCGTCGGGGAGACTCGAAACGATCTCACGAAGAAACTCGAGGCGATGCGAGCCGACCTGGCCGAGCAGAAGGACCCCAGCTACTGGAAGCGAAAGAACCAGCCGGCCAGCGCGGAACAGCTCGCGCACTTCGACACGCTTGCCGAGAAACTGATCTCCGGCGAGGCGCTGGACGTCGAGATGCGGCGTGACGAGAAGGCGCGCAGCAAGTTCGGGGGCTTCCGCCAAAGCAACGACGTGCTCGATCAGATCAGCGCGATCTACAAGGCGGTGCGCGGCCGCAGCGGGTTCGATACCACGAACCGATCGGGGCGGATGGACGACATCGCCAATGCGATGCGCCGCTACAAGACCCGGCTCGAAGTCCTGGCCTCGGCAAAGCAGGGCGAGTCGAAGACCAAGCGGGTGCCGACCTCGTTCCAGATGGAGGCGAAGAGCATCGATCAGGGGCGCGCGTCGGGATACTGGGCCACGCCGCACGAGATGGCGGCCCGCGCGTTCAGCGCCTACCTCGAGGACCGCATGGCGGACCGCGGGTTTCAGGGCGATTTCCTGACCTACGGTACGAATTTCGTGGTGCCCACCCCGTGGGGCTGGCGGCGGCCGTTCCCGGAGGGCGCCGAGCGCAGGGCGATCAACGAAGCCTTCGACAAGTTCGTCAGCACCCTCGAGACCCAGGAAACAGAGCGCGGGGTCGAGATCCGCGAAACACCCTCGGACTACGAAAGCCGGGGTGAAAAGTCAGACGATGACGACTACACTGTCAGCGGCAAGCGAAACACCTATGGCATCGACCCCCGACAGCTCGACCTCTTCGCGCCCGCCCAGCGGGATGCCCACCTTGCCGCGCGCAAGGCCGTGGTATCTCTTGGACGGGGAGCCCCTACCATACTCGGTAGTCGGATCGCCGCAGACTTCCGAGAACAAGGTCGTGTCGATCTCATCGGCCAGGAAGTCCGCTCCGCAGCCGATCTAGCCGCGCTCGCGCAGGTCTATCGTGACCCGCGCTTCGAGACCCTCCGCTACATCTTCACGAACGCCGAAGGCCGGGTCGTCTACCAGACCGGCGTGACGTCGCGTCTGCCCGGGGCGGTGTTTGCGGTGCCGATGTCGGCGCGCGAGACCAGCCAGAATGAAGTCACCTCCGATCGGCTTAATCAGATCCTCAAGGACGGCAAGGCAGCCGGCGCCACGCGCGTCTGGATGCTGCACAACCATCCGTCCGGCAATTCCACGCCGTCACAGGCCGATCGGTTTATGACCGCGAACATTTACAGGCGAGCCGCCGCGCTCGATCTTGCCTTGCAGCCTCACGTGGTCATCAACCACCAGGAGTATTCGACGATCGATCCCGAAACCCTGGCTGTCGAGACCGGGCCGATCTCGCGGGGAGGATCCTACGATCTCAACGTGCCGCGCCTCCCGCACCCCTTGCTGGGTCGCGTGATCAACGGCCCGGCCGACGTCGTGCAGATGGCGAAGGAAGTCGAGGCCGACCCCAACACGGTCGTCATCATCGGGCGTGGGGGCGTGCAGGGGGAGGTTGGACTGATCGCCACCGTCAACGCCGCCGATCTCAATACCGCCCGCGCCGCGATCACACTTCGCAAACTGGCGGTCTCGAACGGGGTCCAGGATCTCTTCGCCGTGAACGTCCCGCCACGACTGAAGGAGGCGGCGATCTTCGCGCTCAACCGCCGGTTGCTGCTGGATGCTATCGGGCAGGATGGTCGCTCCTACATGGAAGCCGGCTTGTTTGATACCCGCAAAGAGTTCGAGTTGGGCCGCCGCATGCACGCCACCCGCGTCGGGTCCGAGTCCGCGCCCTACGACCCCACCGATCGCGAACCGTTCCGTCTCGACGTCATCGACACCACCGCCGGGCCGATGTTCGTCAACGACGAGATCACGCTGTTCCCCGGTGGTACGGAGGGCGCCGGTGAATGGCCGGGCGGCGCTGTCTATTCAGTGGTTGATACCGAAACCGGCAAGAACATCGGGGCCGTCGTCGTCGGGCTTGAAAACAGAACCATCACGACGATCTATTCGATCAAGGCCAAGACCGAACGCACGGGGATGGGCTCGCGAGTCCTGCGCGCCTTGACCGCGTCGAACCCCCAGCCTATTGTCATCGATAACATCATGGCGCCGGCCAAGGAATTCTGGGATAAAGCGGGGATCTACGACTATGACGGAATCAACGCGAAACTCGACTGGCAATCGCTCAATGACGCCCGAAGAAAAGCATCGGATCTACCAGGAAGTGTGCGCCAAGACGATGGCAAATCCGATCTCTCCGGAGATGAGGGCTCACCTGGAAGAGTGGAAGAAAAGAAAGCGGGATACGGAGTAGAGGCCCGGGCACAGAATTCGTTCGTAGACGCGGCGCGCGCTCGAATCGAACCGTGGCTTGACGAGCTCCGGTTCCAGGCGCAAGACAAGTTCCACTTCCTGAATAAAGTCCAGCGCGCAGCCGCCGAAGAAAAGGGGCTCGCCGAACTCCCTGAGCGCGAAGACGCGTATCTCGCGGAGCTGCGCTATCACGGGATGGCTGGTGCCGCCATCGAAGACTTCCAGCGCACTCATGTTGACCCCGTGCTGGCCGCCATCAAGGAATCCGGGCTGCCAATTCCGGAGATCGACACGTTCCTGCACGCCCGCCACGCCCCCGAAGCCAATGCGCAATTGAAGAAGATCAACCCAGATCGCGCCAACAACGAAGCGCTCTCAGGGATGTCGAACGAAGAAGCCGCTGCGGTCATGGAAGGCTTCCGGAAAGCGGGCAAACTTCCGTTGCTGAACGAGATCGGAGAGTGGGTCGATGCGATCACCGCCATGCGCAGAGATCTGCTCGTGAAGTCCGGCCTCGAAACACAGAGCCTGGTCAACCGGTGGGCGTCCACCTACAAGCATTACGTCCCCCTGCATCGCGAGGGTAAGGGCGGCGCACTGCCGCGCAAAGGCAAAGGATTCGATACCCGCGGCAAGGAAAAGCGTCGAGCGGGCTCTACCCTCGCGGTAGAGCACGTCCTCGCGCATGTTATCGCCCAGCATGAGGCGACCATCCTGAGAGCGGAGAAGGCCAAGGTCGGGAGGGCGCTGCTCGAATTCGCTCGCGCTAATCCCGATCCAGACTTGTTCGAAGTCGACAAAGTCGAATACCGGCCGTCTTTCGACTCTGAGGGCCTGGTGACATTCAGGGCCGACCCCGGGTTTGTCATGGCCGATAACGTGCTCGTCGTGCGCGAGAACGGAGTCGACCATCGGATAACGTTCAACGCGGCGAACCCCTATGCGCTCAAGATCGCAGCGGCGATGAAAAACCTGGGCGCCGCAGACGCCGGGGCGATCGTCAACATCTTGACGAAATTCACCCGTTACCTGGCGATTGTGAACACATCCGCGAACCCCGAGTTCCTGATCAGCAACTTCGCACGCGATATCCAGACTGCTGGCTACAACCTGTCTGGAACCAAGGCGGACGCGTTGAAATGGAAGATCTTCCGTGATGTCGGAAGGGCGTGGGCGGGGATCCGCGCGTTTCAGAAAGGCGAGAAGACTCCCTGGGCCGAGCGGTTCGATGAATTCCGGAAGGCGGGCGCGCAGACCGGCTGGCTGGAGCAGTACAAGGACATCAGCGACAGGGAGAAGGCGCTCGTCCAGAAGATCCGCGACATGGGCGATGACCGCCTGCACGCTGTAAAGCGTGGGCTGGATGCGGTCTGGAAGTTCATTGAGCACCACAACACCGCGGTTGAGAACTCGATTCGTTTGTCGACGTTCGTGCACGCGCGTGAAGCTGGGATGACGGAAGCCCAGGCCGCGCGGCTTGCCAAAGAACTGACCGTCAACTTCAACCGCAAGGGGAGCATGGGGCAGACGCTGAACGCGCTCTACCTGTTCTTCAACGCCGCGGTGCAGGGCTCGGTGCGCATCTTCCAGGCGCTGGCGACAAGCCAGAAAGTCCGCAAGCTAGCGATCGGCACCATCATTGGGGCCGCACTGCTGGACATCTGGAACCGCGCGCAGGGAGACGACGACGAGCCGAACCCGTACGACGCCGAGGTGATGAAGCACACCAAGGAACGCAACGTCGTCGTGATGCTGGGCGATGGGAAATACCTCAAGATTCCCGCCCCCTGGGGCTTCAACGTGTTGCACGTCATGGGGCAGACGATCGGGGAAGCGCTCACAAAGCCGAATTTCAAACCAACCGAAGCCGCTTCCAGGCTGGCCGTGGCGACCCTGAACGCCTTCAATCCAGTGGGGGGATCTGGCTCTTTGTTGCAGATGGTCTCGCCGACGATCACAGACCCGTTCGCGCAGTGGGGCGAAAACGAGGACTGGGCCGGTCGCCCCCTGCGTCCTGACGGCAATCCGTTCGGCGTCGACAAGCCGGAGTCGCAGAAGTATTGGGCGTCAGTCCGCCCCTACTCAAAATGGGTGGCCGAACAACTGAACGAACTCACCGGTGGTGACGAAGTTCGCCCCGGCATGATCGACATCTCGCCGGAGGCGATCGATCTCACCATCGACACCCTGACGGGTGGAGCCGGGCGCTTCCTGGCCGACACCCTGGGCGCCCCGTGGAAGGCCGTGCGCGGCGACGACGTGGAAACCTACGAGGTTCCGGTGCTTCGCAAGATCTACGGCGCGCCGGGTATGGGGCAGGTCACGCAGGACTACTACAAGAACCGGGACAGCGTGGCGCTGCTCGAGGCTCAGCTCAAACACTATGCCAGCGATCGGCAGAAATTCGACGAGGTCAAATCTGAGTACGCAGCTGAGTACCGCGTATTGCCAGCCATGAAAATGGCCGAGAAGCACCTACGCATGCTGCGGAAGCAGAAGAAGGCAGCTGCCGACGACCCGAAGCGCGTGAAAGACGTCGACGCACAGATGAAGCGTGTCATGGAGAAATTCAACCGGACGTACTCCCAGGCTCATCGTTGACGCCGACGGTAATACCAGTCCCCGGCCCCGGGCTTCTTGTTGATTTCGTGATACCACCAATCGATGAAACCGTCGTATCGCTTGTACCAGATCTCGAATAACGCAACGCACAAATAGAAAAGCGCGAGCGCCCCAAGCCAAAGGTAGACGAAGTCCATCCCCAGAATTATAGGCCCCTTCCCGGGTATAGAGTCGGTGAGAACACTTTCTCGGGAGCCCAGCCTGCGCTGATTCGTTTATGAAGTAGCGAGTAGTCCATGCCAAGTTCTTCGGCCCATGCCGACAGACATTGAGTGCGGCCGTTGAAGGTCACGTGGACATTCCTGCGGGTATTCCGAGTCTGCTCTTTCTGCGTGATCCACCGGCAGTTACTCGGCGAGTAGGGCCCGCTTGGGTCTCTTCTGTCGAGAGTGTGCTTCGGAGTGGGCCGCGAGCCCATATCAGTTAGGAAGGCTTCGAACGAAGATCTCCATGCTTCACAAACGCTGATCCCCGCAGCGCCATAGAAACGATAACTTTTGTGTCGCGGGTTCTCGCAGCGCGCTTTCATCCCTTTCCATATCTCGTATTCGGAAGATCCCGATAGTCCGTGCGAAGTCGGCCCAGAATTAAACTTACATCCGCAAGAGCGTGATTTCCCGTCGCGCAGGTTGTATTTCAGCACGCGCTTTACAGTCCCGCACGAACACCGACATTCGACCTTGAAGTCTTTATCGGGCTCACTGAGGAGCGTCCATTCCCCAACGCGACTTCCAATTCCCAGTGGTGTCATTGAAGTCATCAGGCCAATCGCTGAACGTTCTCGAAGTGTAGCAACCGGGGCTTCAAGTCCGCCCGCAGGTACAGCGGATGCCCAGGCTCCCCGCTCTTCGTCATCGTCAGGTAGTGCAGCGGCAAGCCGGCCAGCAGGACCCGCACGAACGCTGAACGTCCCTGGTGCGCGCCGTGGTTCCCCCACGCGGCGACCACTACCCCTCCCATCATCGTCACGTACCCCGCTTTCTCCCGCAACGTCCCGTTGTTCTCGGGCGCCCCCACGGGCTCGTCTTCGGCTTTCATGTCCCTCGGGTCGGTCGCCCGGAACGCGAACAGGTTCAGCATGATCAGCCGCCCGTAGCCCCATCCGCGCGCGTAGGCGATGCAGCGGCGGACCGTCGGGTCAGGCCCCTCTTCGTCAGCCGTCGACGGGTTCAGCCCGATGAACGCGCACGGCGGCAACGAGCGGTCCCAGACGTACTCCCAGGTGTAGCGGTAGCGCCGGCAGGGGGAGAAGGTGCAGGCGATCATCATGCGAACAGGTCTCCCATCGCCCTGCGCGACTTCCTCGTGCGCTGGTGGTGATGCTTGTCGTAGTTCAAGTGGCATCGCTGACACAGCGCCCGCAGGTTCTTCGGGTCGCAGTTCTCGGGAACGTGGTCCAGGTGGGCGATCGTGAGCACGACGCGCGAGCCGGTGACTGGATGAGGGCAATACTGCTCAGCGCGGCAATCGGGGTAATCCGGGGTGCCCTCGCATTGGTATCTGGCGCGTTCAAGGATCGCCTTGCGGATCTTCTTCCAGTCCGGCGGGTAGCGGTCGCGTTCTTCGGGGCGGATCGGCATTGCGTCAGACAGTCTGGTGCTGGTCAACGCAATTCACGGTTGCTACACTGCGCGCCGGTTTCCGTGGAGTGGCAAAGGGTTGCGGCGAGTTCGCCACCATCTTGCCAAGGTCGGGGTCGCGAGTTCGAGTCTCGTTTCCCGCTCCAATAACTTCTTGTTTCATCGGTATTTTCCCAAAAGCCGCCGAAACATGCGGGGAAATTCTGGGGAAATAAAATTTCCCCGTTTGCCCACTACCGCAGCCGGTCCAGCGTCATCCCCGCTTCCACCTTGAAGTAGTCATCGTCGGCGAGCTGCCGACCTTCCAGATAGATGTCCGTGGTCTTGATGTCGGCGTGCGCCATCAGCGCCTGGATGTATTCCTCCGAGTAGCCGGCGGCACGATAGAGTCGGGCGCCCAGGCTGCGGATCTCGTGGAACGTTGGTCGCTGCTCCGCGGACAGGGCTCCGACCGCAGTCTTGTCGCGGATCTCGGCAAAGGCTTTCGACAGGTACTCGGGGGTCACGCAGGTCCAGTGCGGCTTCGCGTCGACGTGCTTCCGGCGGCGGCTCGCCGGCCGGTAGTGGACGAGGTACGGGCTCGGCACGCCGTCGGCCATCGAGCGCGCGCGGATGTCCTCGAGCTGCGGCGTGAGCCTGATCCGGATGAACCCGGCTTCCGACTCCCCGGCCACCTTCTTGCGGATCACGTACAGCCAGCCGTCCCGGTAGTCGTCCCGGCGCATGTTGCACAGCTCGTTCCGGGCCTGCAGCGTGATCAGGCTTTGTTCCATCGCGATGCGCAGGAAGGCCGGCGCGTCGGGGTGGTCGTGGATGTCCCAGAACTGCGCGAGCTCCAGCCGCTGTCGCTTCCTGTGGTTCTCCGGCAGGATCTTCGACGTCGACCGGGCCATCGTCGCCTCGGCCTCGTTGAAGTCGACCCACTTCCGCGCAATGGCGTAGCGCCACAGATCGATGAGCACCGTGCGCCACTTGTTGTGGACGTCGCCGGTCGTGCCGCGCGCGTCGAGCCAGTCGGCGAGGAACACCCGGTCCGTCGTCGCGATCGCCCGCTTGCCGATCTCTCGCTTCAGTACCGCCAGCCGGAACGTCCAGTTGGCCCGGGTTCCCGGCGACCACGGCTTCCGGGGCACTACGTTCTCCATGAAGCCGTCGATCACCGCGCTGATGGTCATGGCCCCGCCCTCAGCCGCGAGCCGCGCCTGGCGCCGCGCAGCGAGCACCCGGTTGACCTTCGTCGCGGCCTCGATGGCTTTCTCACGGTCGACGCCCAGGGACGTGCGCTTGCCGGTCTCCGGGTTCCGGTAGCGGTAGCGGCCGCCTTCGACCGTCAGGTTCTCAGGCAGACCGCTGCTCGTGGTTTTCGTGCGCCCCATGTCGGTCACGATACATCCTCCAGGATGGTCGCGACCATCGGGTCGCGCGCCAGTTCCTCGATCTCGTCGGTTGGCGTAAAGTGCACGGTCCATTCGTCCAGGTCCACGTACCATCGGCCGTTCAACTTCCGCGCCCCCGGCCACTTCTGTACGGTCCGCGGGTCTGGCCGCGGCTCGCAGGTGTGGTCGAGGATGAACTGGTTGAGAGGTTTGAGGCGCATGCAAGATTCACGGCTTCTCGGAACGCATCGTGCTCTCGATGTAGTCGATGAGATGCCAGCCGCTTATCATCGTTTTTATCTTCTCGCCATACCGCACGGTGTACGTGGCTACTTCGCAGTACCCGAGCTGGCCCGTTTCGATAAGGCGACGAATGCTTGCTGCGCTGATGTTTAGGGCTTCTGCCGCCTTCCCGATTTCGTACATCGCCTCAAAGCGAACAAGACGCGCCGTCAGCTCCTGCCGACTGAGTCCGGTCCCTTTGGGAGAAGGCCCGATCCTCTGAGGCCGGTGCTGGACGTTGTATTTCGGGTTTTCTTTTCGGACGGCCTCGCGCTCTGCGTTGAGAGCGTCGCTTCGGTGTAGAAACCACTTAATTTCAACGCGCGCGATTTCTCTACTCCAATGGCTGGCATCACGATGCTGTCGTAGGCGCTCGATTGCGCTCAATGAAACGCCAACGTACAAGAGAACCCCGTTCGCATCGAAATGGCGATATAACGCAGTGGGAGTCAATTTTGGCTGCTCCTTGCGCCGCCCGGTCACCGCCGCCTCTTCGCGGGTCAGGTAATCCTTGCCGAGAATGTCGGTCATTCCGTGCTCGCTGCGAAATCGGGATGCTTCGTCGCCATGTGCCGTGCCACGTTCTCGAACGAGCGCTTCCAGCAGTTGCACTCCCCGCGCGGGAAGAAATTGTGCACAAGGCTCCCGTGGCTGCCCTCTTCTCGCGTGCACCACCGCCCATCTGACCAGACGTGTCCGCAATGTATTGCGGGGCAAAGCCGGCTATGCGGCGCATCACGTATCGCCGCTTCCAGCCGGTCGGCGCGGGCGTTGGGCATGAGCGTGCGACTGAGCACGCGCCGGTATTTCTCGGGCGTGTCGTGTCCATCCCAGTCGCCACAGTACGGCGGCAACCAATCGAATAGATGCGCCTGTGAATCGTGGTAGTGCCAAGATACTTGGCCTGCAGGCAGGTCGATGTATACGCATCCGTGCCAGTCGTCCGACCAGTCTTCAATCGCGGTACGTGCGGTGCCGGCCCAATAGCCGAGCGCCATCGCCATACGCGCGATCAGTGCAACGCACTGGTTGCGTTCTAGGTACGCCTCGTCTTTGTGGGAGTGGAGATCCTCCCGCTCTAGCTCGCACTCGGTGAGCTTGGTTCGCAGTCTCACAATCTCTGTCCATGCGCGCGATTGATCGTTTAGGTGGCAGTTTTCCCAGTGGGTGGAGTCTTTGTTCATTTGTCCCCCAGCGCGTCGCGCTTCCAGCAGTCGCAAAGTTCCTTGACAGGCGCATCAAACTTTGTCGCCTGCGGCCCAGACTGCCATTTACGAAAAGCACGTACCCACGCACACATTTCTTCATGCGGCGCCTCACGTAGCGCCGCTTCCAGTCGGTCGGCGCGATTCTCTGCATCCGCCGCCCTCTGCCCGAGTTCGCGGTATCCGTCTAGTTTTTCATTTGCCGCACGATCGACCATGAATTGATAGTTTGCGCGTGCCACATCCCGCTCCCGCTCGCACTCAGCGAGCTTGGCCAGCAACCGCGTCTCACGCTCTGCAGACATGGACAATAGCCGCGCTTGCTCGGCGATTTCGACGTGAGCCTCGGCGAGCTTGGCGCGGAGGCGGTTGTTCTGTTCGCATGCGGCCGCGTGGTCGTTCATGGCCTCGCATATTTCACACGAGCGCGCCAATTGTCCGTGTATGCAAACCATCACTCCTCCTCCGCCGCCGCCAGGAGCAGGGCGCGCCATTCGTCTGCACAGTCACGACGCGCGTTCTTGTCCAGGAGATTCAACCCATCACTCCAAATTTCGAACATGCGATCAGTTGGCTCGCACTTAGCCATCGCACACAGGGCGGCGCGCATGGCGAAAAATTCTCGCCGCTGCACACCTGCGGGTTGTGTATCCCATGGCTCGTCTGGCCCGTATATATAAATCCAGTGCGCCTTCGCGGCGGCTTCGATGATGCTCATTCCTGCTTTCCCAGCGCAGCTATAAGCACGCGCATTTCGGCCTTGAATGCGTCGCGCTCACTCATGGGCAAATTCATCCATTCACCATAACCTTTGCGGCGCGCATCGAATCGCCAATATGAAACTTCAAGGAAATCGTCAAATGCCGTTTGATTTACATGCTTCAGTAAGGCCGCGAAGGCGGCTTGCATGTAACTCATCGCTGCTTTCTTCTGCTCGTCTGGGCTGCTTCCCCACCAGATGGTGGGATCTAAGTTCTTGGAAATAGCGATAGCATCTGAATGCGCCCGCGCCATTGCTTCGATGATTGGGTTCATGTCGGTTCTTCACTCGTCACCGCGACGCGGCGTCTGTTTCTCTAGTTTTTCTGTGCAATCTATGCAATAGGTTGCGCCTACAATACAAAATGGCGTCCATCCATCCGGGGCATCTCTCACCGGGTCTGCATCTATGTGATACGAGCCAATCCCATAAGATTTTCCGGAAACAGATAGAAACTTACGGGAGACGTGCCCGCTCTCGGCAACGTTGTTACATCCATCGCATCGATAGATGAATTTAATGCCCATCACTCATTCTCCTTTGGCGGACTCAGCGCGCGGGCCTGTTAATACTCGCGAGCCACGCAAATGCAGCCTTAACATCTCTGTATCTGCGCCCGACAAATTCTGGTGCGTCATTGGCGCGGTCCGCATCGACATCAGACTGTGCGAGCGCCGCAATGTCCTTCAGCCCACGCTCCACGCATGCCGGCATCTTCGGTGGTTGTTTCATCTCAACGACTCCTGTATATGGCGGACTCAGCGCGCGGGCCGTGAGCAAGTGTGGCGTATGTACGCACTTCGCTTCGTGTCACAACACCCGGGTCAGCCGGCGCGATTGCGCCCGCGTGCTGAGTCCATTGATTCAGTGAGCAGGCTATTCGGCAAACTCCCCCTGCCCTAGGAACTGGCCGCTCCGCACCCGAAGATGCGTGCCTTGCCTGATTTCAGTGCGCGACCTCTCAGCCGCGCTGGTTCGAGTAGCTCCATCTGGCGCATTACGAACTGGGCGGGATCACTCTGCCGGCTGCCGCCCCAACACTCCGGCCTGAGCACGTGCGCGCGGTCATGACTCCGCGCGTCGTATGGCTGCTAGCGTCAGCTTTGGCCTGTGCTAGCAATTTTGCTTGCGCAAAAGTCAATCCCCGCTTCCCGGTTGACCAGGATTCCAGCCATCCAAGGCTTTTGCCCGCGCGCGGGGAACGCGGCACGCGACTGCCAGAACTTCAGCCGCGCGGGAGTTCGTTAATCGTGGAAACTCGGTCAGCCCGGAACGTCCGGCGCTCTCCTCGGAGCTGGCACATGCCGTGAAAGTGCAGCGCATCGTCCTTCTGAGCGAACCCGTAGGGCACGATGACGCGGTCAGTCTTTGCCCCCTTGCTGTCGGCGTAGCGCATCTGAATCGGCGCGCCTGCGGCCACCCAGTCAGGGAGCGCGGCCAGCGGCTCGGGGAATTCTGAAGGGTATCCGTAGTCGTAGCCCGTCAATTCCCACTCCACCGGAGACGGCTCGATTCGCTTGCGCAGCTCAAGAAACACACGCAGGCACGCCTCGGCGTCCGCCATCGCGCGGTGCGTGTCTCCGGGCACGTCGATGCCATAGTGCTTGACGAGCGTCGGCAGCTTGTTGTCGGTGGTACTGCCGTCGGCCTTCGCCATCGCCCACGTATCGATCACGGGCGCGTCATAGGCGATCGTGATGCCGTACCGCTGCGCTTCCCACGCCAGCAAGCCACAGTCGAACCGGGCGAAGTGCGCGACGAACGTCCACTTCGGCTTGCTGGTCAGGAACTCGGTCACGCCGGCCCACGTCATGAAGTCGACGATCGCGATCCCGGCGGTCGGTGCATCGGTCAGCATCGCAGGGTCGATGTGGTGGACCTTCTGGACGTCAGCCGGCAGTGGCATCCCGGGATTCACCAAGGTCTCGAAGCGATCCAGCACGTCGCCGGACTCATTGAACCGAATGCCGGCCAGTTCGATCAGGCGGGAGCCTGGCTCGACTCCGGTGGACTCTGTGTCAAGAACAACCCATTCGTTCATGCGAACTCTCCTGAAATCTCGTTGCCGAGGGCGATCAGATCCATGTCTATCAACCATTCGATGACTTTCAACTCGTGAACCCGGTAGTGCAGCGCCAGGACCTCGACGATTTGTGCGTCCGTCGGGCGCTTTGCCGCAGGCTTGGGGCCGTCCTGTGTTGACGTGAAATGCGGCTTCTCAGGTGAGCGACCCGGCGCCGGATTCGGGTCTCGGGCGGCAGGCGGCCCGGTCAAAGGTTTCTCCGCCGCGACGCGTGCGGCTTGCTCCTGCTGCGCCTTGGCCTGTTCTTCTTTGCGGATGCGCTCCCGCTCGGCTTCCAGGCGCCGAGCTTCCTTTTCCTCGTGGTCTGCCAGCCGAAGCCGGACCAGCGCCACGAAGTCCTCGGGCTCCTTGAGCACGATCTGACGCGCGTCGGCGAACAGGAACTCCTTCCCTTCCGCTGTCGAGCGGAGCGCCTTCAGATTGATCTCGATGCGGTCAGCGATCTCGCTGGCGGCGATCTTGGCGCGGGCCAGCTCGGTATCCACGGCGTCGCGGATCGACTTGAGCGTTTTCTTGCCCTTGATCACCGCACCGAACTCGGCCGTGATCGCCGGCATGTAGTTGCTGTCCAGGCGCTCGTTGAGGCGCTGGACGTGCGCCGCGAGCCGGGCCTTGCCTTCCTCCACGATGGACGCGCGGATCTGCTCTTTCCGCTCCTTGACCAGCTTCTCCAGCATCAGGCGGGTCGTGCGGGCCTGATTCGTGTACAGCGCCACGGTGCGGCGCATTTCATCGATGGCCGAGGCTTGCGCCAGGGCGCCAGCTTCCGCGGCCTTCAGGGCCGCCTCCGCGTCGGCCAGCACCTTGACCGCCTGTTCGGCGTCAGCGAACTGCTGATCGTCGACGGGCTCCTTGTCGATCCCCTCGATGAAGGCATTCAGGCGCTCGCCGAACACGGCAAGGTTGTCGACCAGGGCGATTTCGCCGGCCAGCCCAATGGTGACCGAGGGCAGCGCCATGATGGGCTGCGCGACGGCCGCGGGGATGTATTCCGGAGCCTTGTATTCGGCGAGGTCGGCGTCGAACTGGCCCCATCCGGCGACGATGCGTGCCTGCCATTTCTCGTCCGGCTCGACCCACAGGTAGCGGAAGTTCTCGCGCGTGCCGTCGGAGCACGCGAACATGACACGCCCCGCGCCGGTCACGAGCATGATCTGCTGGACTTGCGGCTGGTATTCATCGGGCAGGCTGCCGGTCTCGAGGGCGGCCACGAGCGCGGCGTTCCACTGCTTGTGCTCGAATGCCACGCTGCCGTCCATCGTGATGCCGTCGACCGACGCGGAAAGCTTGCCGCGCGAGTAGATCGACGGGTACAGTTCCTCACACATGATCTCTTCGGCGATGGGGCGCGCCAGCTCTTCGACGTCGTGGCCGTGGTCGAGGATCTTGCGTTGCACGAAATCGCTGTACTCCTTGGCGATGCCGGTGTGCTTCTGGTGCAGCAGCTCGGAGCGGGTGACCTGCCTGGACAAGCCAAGCATGGCCGCGGCTTCACTCGCGCCGTGGTGGACGAGCCTGAAACTCGCCCACTCGTCTGTGCCCTGCACGAGATTGTGAATCTGGATCTCCATCGAGTTACTCCTGTGGTCGCGGGGCGGCCTGGATGTTGCGGATCCGCGCCTCCTGCTTGACCGACAACTTGGCGCCGCGCGCGGTGATGTTCGCGATGATCTGGTCCGGCGTTTTCTTCCCGGACTCGATCAACTCCGCCCAGTTCGCGATGTTCTTTTCGAACGAATCGTCGGGATACGGGGCGGGCTCCTTCGGGGCGGCCGGACGCTCATCGTCGACATACCCCTCCGGCATGTCTTCGATGTCCTGCGTGAAGCAATCGGACGCCGAAAGCGCGGTGAGGGTCATGTCGACCTGGGCGCGTTTCTTCGCCATCTTGAGCACAGTGTTGGAGACGTCGGCGATCTCGGTGCGGACCTGCTTCGTCGAGTAGTCCTTGCCGTACTTGATGCGCCGGCGATCTTCCGGGGTTTCGTTCCATTCCTTGTCGTATGCCTTCCGCCACTTGTACTTTTCTTCAAGCGACGAGCACTCGCCGACTCCCACGCCGACGACGGCTCCGGTCGGGATATGAATCCCCTTCGCGCGAACTCGATACCGGCGCTCGTCCGGGCCACTGATGTCCTCCACTTCGGGTTCCACCGCGATGCGGAAAGTGGTCAACAGAACCTCGGAGCCGGCTTTGTAGAGTGACGGCTGCTTGCAGCCCGGGATCACGCCGTAATGTGTGTCCCGCTTCATGACGGCCTGCATGACCTCCTGTATCAGGTTCACCTGAGCGCGGATGTCTGCGGCCGTCAGCCGTCGCTGCGACTCGTAGGTCGCGACAACGTGGTCGTGCTGGACGACAAGGTCGTTCATGGGGAATCGTCCTTCTTGGTCGCGACGGCATCCTCCACTTCGACACCGGACTTCATCGCGGCCAGAAGCTCGTCGTGAGTCGCGATGCGGGCCGGGAAGAAGTCGGACGCGACGTGCATCAACGCGGCCACGTTCGAGCGCGCGCGAACGTAGCGATCGGGCCGCTTCACCTTGTCGTCGAGCAGTTGCGGAATGATGTAAATGCGCGTGTCTGTCTTTGCCATGTCAGTCCTCTGATGTGTTTTACCCGCGCGGCGGCGGGTCGTAGTGGAATCGGTGGTAGGTGGCCTCGTCGACCGCGTGGCCGTCGATGCTGTATCCATCTTCATCGCAAGTGGCGCGTTCGAATTCTTCGGCTTCGTCATCCTCTTCGAGGATGCACCAGCACAGCGGCCACAGGTCGCAGCAGGTTTCTTCGTCTTTGGGGGTGGGGCTGCTCACGATCGCGATGCCTTCTCGGCATCACGCAGCACGCGCTTCGCCTCGGCCTGCAGCCCGCACCCCTCGCGCAGCACGACGACGCGATCACCGAACTTCGGTAAGTCCTGGAACACGCGCTGGATCATCTCGGCGAGACGGATCGCGTCAGGGCAGGGGCCTGTCATGGTCGGCTTCCCAAGCGCAGCGCGCACGTGCAGGTCATCGGGCATCCGTTCCATCCAGCCGGCGGCGATGGCTTCGTCAACGAGGTCGCGGCTCATGACAGCGCCTTTCGTACCGCATTGCGCAGCCACACCAGCGGCCTCACGAGCCAGCCGGCGCGCGCCGGCACTGTGAACATCACTTCGCCCTGGTATCTCGCGAATGCGAGCTTGGCGATGCGAGCGCGAGCGTCTGCCGGGCTGTCAGCAAGGATCTCGATACCCCAGTCCGCTCCGTCGTGCGTGTACTCGAATAGGTAGCGGTTCACGACTGCACCTCCACCGCGGCGAGGGCGGCGCGCTCGCGCAGTGCCGTAATTACGGCAATGCCGAAATGCGTCAGCTGATAGCAGCCGATTGATCGGTCAAAAACCACCAGGCCATTCCTGTCCAGCACTCGGTGCGTGGCGCGGGTGCCGCGCAAGTGCGGCTCGCCGTTCGCGATGTCTTTGAGCCGTTCTTCTTGGGCGGCGGAAAGAAGCAGCGCGCTCATGACGCGCCCCCCGTCAGCACGAAGAACAACGACACCCCCGTCGCCATGCCCGACACGACGAACGACAGCCACAGCACGACGCGCTCGGTGCGGCTCAGTGTCGCGGGACCGAACTCCGGCTCGCGGTCCGTCGTCCTTCGGCGCGGCGCCTCGTGGATCGGGCTCAGGTCGGCCCATTCTGGTTTGAGCCAGGATTTGTCTGCGTAGTCCATTACGCCACCTCCTGCTTCGTCGGCCAGCGCCGTAGCGCCAACGTGTGCAGCAATTCAATGCGGGCCAGACATTCGTGGCGGTCGCCGTTGCTCTTATAGCCCTCGCCGTACCAGTCGCGAGCTTGTGAGATGTCACGCCACTCGTGACATCCGGCGCGGTAGACGATTTCGCCGTCCTTTGTGCGCCATGCCCAGAAACGGAAGCCACGACGGTCTTGGCCGGCGTCGATCAGATCAGCGCCGACCAGATACGCGCGGGTCAGATACGCGCCGGCCAGATTCGCGTTGGCCAGATCCGCGTCGGCCAGATTCGCGTTGGCCAGATCCGCGTCGGCCAGATCCGCGCCGTTCAGATACGCGAGGGCCAGATTCGCGCCCGCTCTCACCGCCGCCTCCACGCACTCCCTCAGCGACTCGCATTCCAGCGAGTACAAGATCTCGCCGGTGTATCTGTGCTTGATTTCGTGTAGGGCCATCTCTGCCTCCTGCCCGGCTGGGTGCCGGGGCGTTGATGCGTATGAAAGACTAATAGTCCACAAATGTCAAGACTAATAGTCCACGACTAGATCAAAAAAAACCCCGCTATGGCGGGGCTTGATGTTTTCGGCAGGTTAACGCGCCTCAGCAGGAAGAATTATTCGTTTCGCGGCCCTTTCGTCGACCCTCCAGATTTCGTGAGACCAGCGATCGTGCACGAATATATATCCGGGATTTCCGGTAGGAGAGATGTCGTATCTCGCCATCCATGACGCGAGAAGAATTCCCAAACCGATAAGCCATTCGATAGGTTTGATGGGTTCACGCACGGCCATACTTCAAGACGTGGGTCGAGTTGGCGTACAAAACTACGAACTTCTCGTTGCGGGCTTTTTCGGCGCGATGGTTTTTACCGTCACGGGCTTTTTGGAGGCGGGGGGGAATGGGTGAAGCTTCCCTTGCTTGATGCCATCGATTGATTTCAGGAACGAGGGGTATCCAGTCAAAATCTGCCACGGATCTATCTCAAGATCGATCGATAGCCTGGTGAGGTAATACGTCGGGATTGCCCCTCGTTGCTCCCATTTCTTGTAGGCGTCTTCTGGCATTCGAAGTTTTTCAGCCATCTCGGTCTGAGAAACGCCGAGCGAATTTCTTCGCGCCGCAATGCGCGCCCCTATCGCTTTCTCAAAAGCGATTTGCGCAGCGGGTTTTGGGGGGCGGCCAGGCATGGACATATTGTCTATCTGCGGAATTGTCTGAATAAAGGACTATCTGTCTTGACGAAAAGGGACTAATAGTCCATGATTCCGTCATGACTACCTTTTCCGAAATATGCCGACTGTGGGGAAGCGACAGGCAACTCGCTGAAGACACAGGACAATCCGAATTCACTGTCCAGAAATGGAGGCAGCGCAACAAAATCTCCGCTCGCCACTGGATCAGGATTGTCGAGGCCGCGAAGAAGCGCGGGTTTCGTCAAGTGACGCTTGCGTTGCTGGCATCCATTGCGGCCAGCCGCAACGCGGCATAACGAATCACGAACAACAGCCATGCGCACAGTCGCGAGATGGTGGAACGGCACCACGACGGGTTCATTCCCCGTAGATCCGGGTTCGACTCCCGGTCTCGCTACCCTTCTTCCGTTCAGGCTTCGGGGACGGCTGTGATCGCAGCCGTTTCCAGTATTCGACTCCGTAGCGCTTCGTCAGGAACGCGCGGATGCAGTCTCGAATGTGTTTCACGTCCAACCTCCTCCCGTGGTTGCCGGCGGCCCCGTGCTGCCGGGTTTTTTTTCGATGGTGGACGCAAATGACCGCAAAGGCTTGCAAGGGCGCGCAGATCGTTCGCTCGAAACTTGCCGTGGCCGGGCAGTCAGTTGTGGCCTCGGCCTGCAACGTCGACATCGGCACCGTCAGCCGCTGGATCTCCGAGGGCAAACTCGACCAGTTCTGTGTGGCGGTCGAAGCGCTCGGCCTGAAGCTCGTGCCCAGCGAAGCCCGGTGCGTGAAAAACACCGAAGAGCTCGAGCACCTGCTTTGGCTGGCTCGCAAGGGGCTGGAATCCGTCAAGCGCGCCGAGGATCTGGTCTGGGTCGACGACGAAATCCCGCTCCAAACCCGTGAGACTGAGTCGAACTACAACGTGGTGCAGATCCTGTGAGCACGGATCTTGTTATCGCGCGCCTGTCGACCGCGCGCAACGCGCTCGTCGAGGCGAAGACCGCGGCCGAAGTGAAGGCCGTGATGGACGCCGCTGCAGCCGCGGAGACGTTCGCGAAGCGCCAGAAGCTGAGCGAGGAAACGATCCACTACGCGACCGCGCTCAAGCTGGACGCCGAGCGGAAGCTGGGCGAGATCCTGCGGGAGGCTCCCAAGGCAACGGGGGGCGAACATGGCGGAAGACGCCCGTTAGATGGTGCTCGCGCGGAACCATCTAACCCAACCCCCACCCTCCGCGATCTCGGCATCGACAAGAAGACCTCTGCTCGCGCTCAACGTCTCGCTGCCCTCCCCGAGGAAACCTTCGAAGCCGTGAAGGCTGGCGAGGTTAAGGTCAACGAGGCCCTGCGCGGCAAACGGCGCGAGGATCTGAAAGAGCGCACGGCGGCGCTGCCGCCCGACCGCTACCGCATCGTCTACGCCGATCCGCCGTGGGCCTACGGCGACGAGCGGACCGGGCTTCAGGGCTATACGGCCGCGGAGACCCACTACCCGACGATGAAGCTGCCGGAGCTCTGCGCACTCGATGTGCGCTCACTCGCGGCCGACGACAGCGTGTTGTTCATGTGGGCGACCTTTCCGCTGCTGCCCGACGCGCTCGACGTGATGAAAGCCTGGGGCTTCACGTACAAGCAGGCGTTCGTCTGGGACAAGGTTCGTCGCAATTTCGGTAACTACCACGCGGCCAACGCCGAGATCCTGATGATTGGCACACGCGGCTCTGGCACGCCCGAGGTCCGGATCGAGCACGACCAGGTGCAGGTTATCGAAAAGACCGCGAAGCACTCGGAGAAGCCCGAGGAATTCCGCGCGATCATCGACAGCCTGTATCCCACCGGCAACCGCATCGAGCTTTTCCGCCGCGGCGTAGCGCCCGCGGGCTGGACGGTGTGGGGCAATGAGGCGGTGGCCGCGTGAGGGAGTACGGCATCACCACGAGTATCGCTGCGGTGTGGGCGCACGTGTGTCCGCTCGACGCCGAAATCTACTACTACAGCCGCGCCCGCATGCTGCGAATCCTGCCGCGTCTCAAGACGCGCGAAATCGATACCGCGATTGGCGCGCTGTGTCCCTTGGCCGGCAATCGAGACTGTGACGGCGGATTCATCGAAAGCATCTGCCCGCCTGTTGAGTGGTGGCGGCAATACGACTGGAAGCGCGGCACGAAGGACGAGGTCGGCGCGTTCGCGGAAGCTCTGTTCGTTCGCTGTGTCGACGCGAGGCTCTTCAGGGTGCCCACCAAGGCCGTTCGTTACGAGACCAAGGAAGAACAGTACCGGGGGCGCGACTTTCGCGTCACGCCTGCCATGAGCGGTTTCGACGTGGAAGTGAAAGCCGACGTTGTCGGTGGTGAGTGGGGCACAGGGAATCTGTTCGTGCAAACCCATGAGAAGCGCGCTCCACAGGAACGCGCTGCGTAGTTCATATCGTCCTGGGCTAATCGGGGTGGGACGTTAATGAACTCCGAATAGAGCGTGTGCTCGTGCTCAGAGGGTGCCTGCTGGTCGGTGTAACGACGGCAGCGGCAGGCATACATACCGGCACTGTGGGTTAGTCCTGAGAAGCCGGCAGGGGTGGCGAAGTTAGTGCCCCAGGACGAAACGACTGACGGGTGTTGTGGCTCCGCAAGGCTATGACTGAAGGCGCACCTGGGTTGGGCTAGGTGCGTTCACCTGCTGGCTATGGGAAGAGGGGGAGAAGAGTGATCTTACCTGAATATCTAGATCCCGATCTCTGGAACGAGTGGCTGGAATACCGAAAAACCGAAAAACGAAAGCCGGCCGGGCCGATCGCACAGAAACGCGCGCTTGAGAAATTGAGTCGCTTCTGGGAAGCGGGCTTCGACGTCAACGCGATCTTGAAGGACGCAATGATCGCCGGCTGGCAAGGACTGTTCACGACACGCGACACCCCGCGTCGCGCACTGGCGATCGAGGAACATCGACATGGATACGACACGACGAGCGCGGCTGGACGAGTTCGACAAAGTGCTCTGCGGGCTGTGGGTGGCGATGACGGATATGTACGGGACACGCTGGACGAGTCAGTACGGGGAAACGCCGTTATCGACGTGGCGCCTTGGCCTGGACGGGCTATCCGCCGCTGACGTTGGCGTCGGCATCGAGGCATGCGCGAAGAGCGGCAGCGCGTGGCCACCGTCGTTGCCTGAGTTTCGCAGTATGGCGAAACCCAACCGGGCACCGCATCTGCGCAGCGTGGATACCGTGTCCAAGTTGCCGCCGCCTGGGACGCGAGATCGCGAACGGGCACGCGAGAACATCGCGCGCATGCGCGAGCTACTGAACCGCATGCCGACGTTCGCGCCACCGTATGACAAGAGCGCGACGGTCGCCGAGATCGAGGACGAAACGACGCGTCGAGAATTCATCGAGGCCGCGAAAGAGCGCGCACGCGAAGCCGTGCTTGACTACGTCGCGAAGCGTGAGGGGAGGTTTGTGTGAACCCGATCTACATCTTCGACCTCGACGGCACCTTGGCTGATGACAGCCATCGGGTGCCGTTGCTGGATGGCGAGCGCACCCCGGATGTGTGGCGTCAGTTCTTCGCGCGGTGCGTGGATGACCAGCCGATCCCCCCGGTGATCCAGACCTTCAGGGTGCTCACGCAGTATGCCGAGTGCTGGATCTGGACCGGACGCAGCGACGAAGTCCGTGACGAGACGGTGGCATGGCTGAACCGTCACCTGGGTGCGTGGTGGGACGTCCTGCGAATGCGTGCGCACGGCGATCACACGCCCGACACCGAATTGAAGCGCGCATGGTTGCGCGCGCTTCCCTCCGCGCTGCGCGAACGGATCGCCGGGATATTCGAAGACCGGACGCGCGTCGTTCAGATGTGGCGGGACGAGGGAATGACCTGCTTCCAAGTGGCACCGGGGGACTTCTGATGAACCGGCGCGGCTTTCTCTCCAGCATTCTCGCGGCTGGCGTCGCGCCGGCCTTCGTCAAGGTCGGGTCTCTGATGCGACTCGACACCAAGCTCGCGCTGCCATGATCGTAGATCAGCAAGCCGCCATCGAAGCGAGCCGGCTCTACGTGAAAGCGCAGGATGCGCTGCGCGACTCGGAGTGGTGGTCCGATCACAGTTTCGCAGCCAACGTCATGCAGGTCGTGGCGTGTGCGCTGTACTTGGCGACGAGCGATCTCAGCTTCGCCATGACCCAAGCGGTGATGGTGTTGGGCGCTGTGATATGCCACGTGAGGTCGATGGCGCGCCTGAGCGCGAGTGAGCGCTATCTGGAGGCCGCTCAGCGAGAGCACCGGAAGGCCGAACGCAAATGCAACTGACTGACGAGCAACGGCAACGTCTGGCGGTGAACTACCTGAAAGGCTTCGTCGAGCGTGCGCGAGTGAACGAGAAGCGACAGGCGAGACTGCTGAAAGCGCTTCCGATCTACTGGCGCATGAAGCGCGGATTCAAACCGGATCAAGTGACACCATGAACTGGAAGCGAACGCGCGACGGCAGGGGATTCGAGTGCCACCCGTACATCGTGCGCCAGGCGCCGAACTCGAGGAAGTGGCACGCGATCTACCGGCCGCGTGTCCGGCTGCTTCTGTCGGATCTCTCCAGCGGAGCCTTCGGTGCCTATCCCACGATCGCGGAAGCGAAAGCGGCGTGCGAAGCCAAGGCCCGAGGCGAGACCCCGACCCAGTCTCGCATGAGCCTGTGCTCGGGGTGTGGCGAGACATTGCCGGTAAGCAGGTTTTCGTCAAGCGCGGACTACCTCGCCGGGGTCGTTTCGCAATGCCGGTGCTGCCGTAACAGCCGAAGGAGGGAGTTGTGCGGATCGGTGACTTCCTGATCCTGGTATTCGCGATAGGCGTGGCCGCGTTCCTGCTGAACAGGATATTCGGGGCGGTCACGTGATGTTTCCGCAGTCCTCGATCCTGCAATGCGAGGCGTGCGCGAAAGCTGGCGGACTCTACGACTGGGGGTGCTACTCGTGCCGCGTTCGACATCTTTCGCGCGCCCCGAAGCACGTCAGGGTCGCGGCGTATCGTGAGATCTACCAGTGGCACGGGCAGGCATTCATGGACGTCGTGCGAGATGACGTGACTGCGTATGCGAAACGGGGGAGGGCGGCATGACCAAAGAATGGTGTTTCGATAAGTGCGCGCAGATCGCGTTCTACGGCCTCGCGCTGACGCTACCGTTCAAGTTGGCACAGTGGGCCGAGGCCCAGGAAGGCCAAATGTCGGCCCGGGATATTGCGCTGAACGAGATCCGGGCCGTGAACCTGAACGAGCCACACGACCTCGTGCACTGCTTCCAGGTCCGAGAGCACGGAGAGACGCGGGTGTGTATCACCGAGGCGGAATGGATGCGCCAGCACCTGCAGGACGCCATCAAGGCGCACCTGGAAGAACGCCGGTGAACGCGCTCCGCATGTCTCGGCTCGATGGGTACAACCGGGCCACGCGGTCGTGGGCGTGCAAGGAGTGCCACACCGTGACGTCGATCCAACGGCAAGCGTGTGGCTACTGCGGCCATCGGGAGTTTCACTACTTCGGATCGGGCCGGGAGGCGAAGCGCTACGGCGAGCTGCTGTTCCTGGTTGCCGCCAGGGCCGCGCGAGATCTGACCGTACACCCACGGTTCCCGCTCAGCGTACCCATGCACGACAGCCACCTGATCGCCGAGATCGGGAGCTACGAAGCCGACTTCAGTTATGTCGAGGCGGGCACCGAGCAGTTCGTGGTCGAGGACTGCAAGCCGCGAGATCCGAAAGCCATGGATCCGTTGGCGCGCTGGAAGATCCGTCACTTCGAAAGCGAGTACGGCATCAAGGTGAGACTAGTCCAGTGAAGCGCATTGACTGCTCAACCAAGACGCATCCCAACGTGTTCGCGATCGTTGACGATGAGGACTATCCGTCTATCTCCGCCCACAAATGGTCGGCGGAGAAAAGGTATGCCGGCTATTACGCCATTCGATGTGTGTCCGAAAATGGGAAGAGGACCATGATTCGAATGCACCAGCAAATTATGGGCGCGACGGGCGTACACATTGATCACAAAGACGGTAACGGGCTCAACAACAGAAGGTCAAACCTAAGGCTCTGCACCAGAACGGAAAACCAGAGAAACCAGAAGTCCGCGTGTGGGACGTCAAAGTACAAAGGCGTTTCGTGGTATGCCCCTACCGGGAAATGGGTGGCAGGGATTAGGTTCGCGGGGAAGCGGAAGTATCTCGGATACTTCTCTGACGAGCGCGATGCCGCCATAGCCTATAACAAGGCCGCGTCCGAGCTATTCGGCGAATTCGCCAGCCTCAATGAAATTTGAGTGCCAGATACTCGCCGGCGGCATGTTGCGCCCAGTGTGCGACGAAGACCTCGCACGACTTTCGAAGATGAAAACCAACGACGTTGTAATGGTTGACGTGAAGAGGGTTAGAAACTACCGATTTCATCGCAAATTCTTCGCGCTACTGACCTTCGCGTTCGATCTCTGGTGCGAGCGCGGCACGGGCAAGGGCATCGAATACAAAGGGCAGCACGTACTGCCCAACTTTGAACAGTTCCGCGAGGACATCGTAATTCTCTGTGGGTTCTACGAGATGCACGTGCGCCTCGATGGCACGGTGCGCGTCAAGGCGAAGAGCATCGCATTTGCGAACATGGAGCAAGACGACTTCGACCAGCTCTACGACAAAGCGATCGACGTCATCCTGCACAAGGTGATCCCGCAAGTGAAGATGACGGAGCACGAGCTGCGCGAGGCCGTGAACGTCACGATCGGATTTGTATAGGCCAGTAGGCAAGAGAGATCCAAAGAACTAGAGCGAGGCAACCGGCGCTAGAGAACCAGGAATCGTGATCGAGACAACATGCGTGAGAGAACCATTACGGCGGATCGAGGCACGGCTTGAGGGAGAACCAAACGCTCGGATCGAGACAGGATTGGCGAGAGAACCATTGGGATCGATCGAGCCAGATGAGATGAGAGAACCAATGAGGACGAGTGAAAAATTCTATGCAACCAACTAGCTGAGGTAGAAACCATGTTTGAAGAAGTCGAGAAGAACGACAGGGGGAACGACACGCAGGCCAGAGACCCATTCGAGCCGGTCAAGCGTTTGTCGAAGGACTTAAAGACGGCGGCGATCACGCTGTCGGATCAGGAAGCGCGTTTCCTGGTCGACTACTACTACATGACGCAGGAAGATCGCAAACGCGCATTCAACCAGGAACGCGCGCTGGCGGAAGGCGAGGAGCCGCACATGGTGATCTCGTGGCTGGCCGAGAATTCGAGCACGCTAGAAAAGCAGATCGCGCGGGCACTGGATGCGTACTCGAACAGCAAGAAGATAGGCCGCTGGGCGCGGTCGATCGTCGGGATCGGGCCGATTATCTCAGCCGGCCTCATGGCGCACATCAGCCTGGAACCGTGGCGTTGCCGCCGCGAGGACAGAAAGGAGAAGGCGTGCAAGCCGGAAGATCCATGCACACCACAGTGCGCCGTTGAGACTATCCACACGGTCGGCCACATCTGGCGATTCGCGGGGCTCGATCCGACCTCGACGTGGGAAGCCGCCACGAAGCGGCCGTGGAACGCCGATCTCAAGGTGCTGTGCTGGAAGATCGGCGAGTCCTTCGTGAAGGTCATGAACCACAAGGACGACGTGTACGGAAAGATATTCTCTGCGCGCAAGGCGCTTGAGCAGGAGCGAAACGATCGCGGCGAATACGCGGAACAAGCACGGGCGGTGCTCGAACGCAAACCGAACCACGCGCAGGCCGCGATCTACAAGACCGGGAAACTGTCGCCCGGACATCTGCATTCGCGTGCCAAGCGGTATGCCGTGAAGTTGTTCCTGAGCCACTGGCACCACGTCGCGTATCTGGATCGATTCGGCGTCGCGCCGCCCAAGCCTTACGTCATCGACATCCTCGGCCACGCGCACTACGTGCCGCCGAACCTGAACCAGTAAGCGGACCCTCGGAGAGCACCAAAAAATGCGATTGAAGCATCAACCGAGAGAGAACCATCATGCGTGATTGAGACGTTGTCGCAGAGAGAACCACTCGCGAAGATCGAGTCATCTTGTGGGAGAGAGCCATATTTGAGGATCGAGCCAGGAGGCCGGAGAGAGCCATCATCGGAGATCGAGCCAGCGTCGAGGAGAGAACCACCCGGGATGAGCGAGTCAGTGCTCCAGAGTGAACCAATTATTGGGAGCGAGGCAATGACTGGGAGAGAACCAATAGATTTGATCGAGCCTTGAAGTAAGAGAGAACCAGCGAACAAGAGCGACATGACCAAGTTCGAATCCCAACACATCGCCCGCGTGAAGGCCCTGCCCTGCGCGGTGTGCGGGCAGCCGGGGCCATCGGACGCCCATCACATCCTGGAAGGACGCACACCAGGAAGGAAGTCGCCGCACGCGCTGACGATTCCGCTATGCAAGGGCTGTCATCAAGACGCCAAGAACGGCATTCACGGAGAGCGACGGATGTGGTTGGTCATGAAGAAAACCGAGCACCAGTGCCTCGCCGAGACCATAGAGAAGTTGTACGGAGGATGTCGATGCGCGAATTGAGTTCGAAGAGCGTGGATGTGGCGAGACGCATGGAGGCCCTGTGCCGCGCGCGCAAGATGACACCCGAGGAGCAGTTCGATGTCGCCGCCATCCTGGTTGCGCTGTCCTCGGACAGTCTGCCCGAGTTGATCGAGCGCGCGAAAGAACTGAAGGAGCAGATCGCATGAGCAACGTGATCCAGTTCCCCGCGTTCGAGGATGTGTACGAGATGAGCGACGACTGCCCGAAGTGTCGGGTCGGCGTCGAGATCGTGGTGTTTTCATCTCGCCGGCTGGATGCCATGTACTGCCCGGCCTGTGGCGAGAGACTGCCGATCAAGCCGGTCACCGACGATCCACCGGAGGCGGCATGAGCGCCGTGCTGAAAGGGGTGGGAATGAGCAGCGACGAGTATTACGGATCTCTGGGGGAGCGCCGCCTCACCAACTGGGGCGAATGGAGCGCCGAGGATACCGCGCGACGGCTGGGCTTCCCGCCGCAGGTGCCGATCGCGCGTCACTACCGCCCCGATGCTGGCGATGTCTGGCTTGAGTCCAGCGAGATCGAGATAGAGCCCGTGATAGACGACCTCGAGGCCGCGGCAGTCGAACAAGCCGTATTGGGCTTCGGAGACGATGACCGCTACCTGCTGTTCCTGGCCTACGTGCGCAAGCTGCCGGTGACCTCGAGCCGCAGGGGCATGCCCACCTTGGTCCGCTACACCCGGTCGAACGAGGAAGCCGTCCGGTCCGCGCTGGACCGGCTGGCGGTCACGATCGGGCAGTTGAGGCTGTGAAAGCGGGATGAAGTGCGAGTCGGCTCGTTGTTCAGTGGAATCGGCGGTTTCGATCTCGGCCTCGAGCGCGCCGGGATGCGAGTCGTCTGGCACGCGGAGGTCGAGCCGTTCGCCTGCGCGGTGCTCGCCAAGCACTGGCCCGGTGTCCCGAACCATGGCGACGTTCGATCTGTTCGAGGGAACGCCGTGGAGCCCGTCGACGTGCTCTGCGGCGGCTTCCCATGTCAGCCGTACAGCGTCGCAGGCAAGGGCCTTGGCCGACACGACGAGCGCGACCTGTGGCCCGAATACGCTCGACTCGTCCGAGAACTCCGACCCCGCTGGGTCGTTGCTGAAAACGTCCCTGCTCTCAGAACTCGAGGCTATGACCGGGTCGCGGATGACCTGGAGGCCGCAGGCTACACCGTGCAGGCGTTTGTGGTCGGTGCTGACGATATTGGAGCGCCGCACCGACGAAAGCGCGTGTGGATTGTTGCCCACGCCCAAGAATTCGGATCACCGCTCAGGGATGCCAGAAAGGTACAGGGGGACGCAATCGCTGGGCGGCCGTCGATCGAACCTGAACGACGCAGTAGCGCGGATGATGTTGCCCACCCCGACGCGCAGCGATGCGAACTCGAGCGGCGCAGCAGGTTACTCGACGGAGAGCGGCCGGCACAGCGGGACGACACTGACGGATGTGCTCGTGCGCGGGATGCTTCCGACGCCGACTGCGACGCAGTGGAAGGGGTGGTCGCCGGGGCACAACCGGGCGGACACGAACGACAGGCTGGATTACACGATCGAGCGGCAGGCTGCGGAAGCTGGCAAGCGGGGCCGCCTGTCCCCGGAATTCGTCGAATGGATGATGGGACTGCCTATCGGTTTCACGGAGATCGAATAGATGCCATCGAAATGGACCGCCCGGAAAATTGCGCAGCGCCTCATGCCAGACCTAAGCGCCCAGACGTGTGCGGAGTGCGGTGGGACTCATCGCCTGCAGCGCCACCATCCAGACTACGCGAAGCCTGCCGAATTTGTGGTGCTCTGCCAGGCATGCCACATCAAGGCGGATATGCGCGACGGACATCGGCGAACGAAGCAGATGAAAGCATGCAGGGTGTGCGGAAAGGGCTTCTACCCGACGCACAGCAAGAAGCATTCGACATGCAGCCCCGCGTGCTTGTCGATCCTTGGTCGTGCGAATGCGTTGAAGCGTTGGCGTCCTGGCGAAGCGGTTCACCCGTGAGCCCCATTGAGTTGACGGCGTCAGTCAACCGTCGCAAACGCCTTGCCGCGCTCGGCAACGCGCTCGTGCCGCAGATTGCCGAAGCCATCGGGCGCGCAATCCTGCGCGTAGAGCGTGAAATCCATGAGCGCGATACGACAATCAACCGAAAGGCAGGCGATCAACATGGCACACGCGAAGAAAAAGCGCGGAGGGAAACCGAAGCCCTGCTGAATGAGCAACCCTGATGGTTCCCCCGCCCGGCCGGCGCTCCCCTCGTGTCGGCCGGGCCTTGACGCGCGATCTGGACGTGCTACATTCTGGGGTAGGGGCCCGTGCGCCCTCATGCAACGCAATGAACCTGCAAGAAACCCGCTTCGGCGGGTTTTTTTGTGCCTGCGCGGAGCCCTGATGTCCGACTCAGCCGAAAACGCGAAGCTCTTCGAGGAGTTCATCCACGCAGAGACCATGCCGGCACATGCCCCGGATCTACCCCCCGAGATCGAGCGACGACTGCGGGCGGTGGAAGACACCATGCAGCGCATGGCATTCACGCTGCGACGGCAGGAAACCCTGCTGCAAGGCATGAAGCTCGAGATCTCCGGGTTGCCGGCGCTGGTGGATCAACTCCGCGACGTGATCGCGCAACAGGTGGCGGCCAAGAACCTGGCCCGGGATGGGCACCAGCCGCCATGAAAATTCCGGCGGCATACGATGACCTGATCTTCGACGCCGCCCGCCAGTATCTCCCCGAGATCGACTGGAAGCTCCTCAAGGCGCAGCTCTACCAGGAGTCCTGGTTGCGGCCGAATGTCGACAGCCCGGCCGGCGCGCAGGGCATCGCGCAGTTCATGCCGCGGACCTGGGCCGAAGTTCGTGACGCCATGAAAATGCCCGCCGCGGCGAGCCCCTACGACCCGGGTCACGCCATCCCGGCCGCGGCGTTCTACATGCGCCGCATGCGTCGGGGCTGGGGGAAGCCGGAGATCGCCCGCGAAGATCTGCATCGGTTCGCGCTGGCGTCCTACAACGCCGGCATCGGCAACATCACCAAGGCGTGGCGCAAGGCCGGGAAGCCGGCGTATTGGTCGCACACCGCGGACGTGCTCCCACAGATCACGGGCAGGCATGCCGAAGAGACCATCACCTACGTGCAACGCGTATATCGCTGGCACGACCAACTCATCCGCCAGGAGCAGGACCGTGCTTGACATCGTCGCCGCCTGGTGGGCGTTCCTGATGGCCGAGCTCGACAAGATGCCGAGCCTGCGGGATGCGCTGGCCTGCTACCCGGTGGGTTGCGCGGTCGGGATCTACTGGACGCAGGGGCTCAAGCGCGCCCAGCGACGCCGGAAGTGGGGCAACCGCGCCTACCTGACCGCGTTCGAGCTGCGCGGGATCTCATCCGTGATCTCCGGGCTCGTCATCTCACTCATGGGGATCGCGTTCTACGACTGGCCGCAGCCGCAGGTGCTGGTGCACGCCATCCTGGGCGGCTCGCTGGCACCCTGCATCATGTGGATGATCCTGGGGCTGCTGAGCGCGCTTGCACACCGGTTCCCGTCCGTGGCGGCGTTCCGCGATGCCGTGAAAACCGGCGACCGGCGCCGCAACCCGGACGGCCCGGTGCCGCCCGGAGGCGAGCGTCGAGATCCAGACCAGACCGGGGAATTCTGGAGCAACTGACGTGCTCCCGCTGCCGTCATCCGTGGCCATGCCGGTCGTGGCCGCGATCTGCGCGGTGCTGCTGGCCGGCGCAGGCGTCCAGACGTTCCGGCTGGCGAGCGAGCGCGCGGCCCACGCCGGCACCCGCGTTGCCCTGGCGCAGGCCGAAAGCGTGGCGCGCGAAGCACACGCCGCGAACCAGCGACTCGCGCAGACCATCGCAACCCAGAACCAGGCGCTCGCCACCCTGAAACAGAAGGCCGACGCCAAGCAGGCGAAAGCCACGATCGTCGTGCGCGAAGTGCTGAAAAAGCCCCCGCCGGCCCCTACCGGCACAGGGCCGGCAGTGCTGAACGAGTTCATGGGCGGGGTGTTCGGGCCATGAACCGCGGGTGGCCACTGGTGCTTCTCGCCGGCTGCGCCAGCGCCCCCGAGCCGACCATCATCCGCAACCCGTCGAGGTCCACGTCGCAGTGCCCGTGCACTGCGAGCCGCCGGCCGAGCTGATGGCACCGCTGACCGTCGACCTGCCGGAGTTCGTCCCGGCATCACCGCCCGCAACAAGCGGCCTGACGCCGGACGGCGAGCGCAAGCTCATGACCCTGATCTGGACGCTGACCCAGCGCCTCGAAGCCTGGAAAGCGCACGCGGCCGAGTGCCGCGGCTGAGGAGGTTCGATGGATTTTTCGGAAGCCTTGAGGCAGTTGAAAGCGGGCGCGCTGATTGCCCGAAAAGGATGGAACGGCGTCGGGATGTTCCTGTACCTGGTGCCGGGCTCGGGGTTCACGGTGAGCCGCCCGCCGCTCGCTGGTATTTACCCGCTCGGCACGCCGATCACATATCGCGCGCACATCGACATGCGGACCGCCGATGGCTCGTGCGTGCCTTGGCTTGCCAGCCAGACCGATTTGCTGGCCGACGACTGGGAGATCGTCGACCCCCGCTGAAAACATCCCGCCCATCCTCACCGGCCACGCCGCGGTCCGGGCAAGGAGGCGTCCTCGTAATGCGCCCGGGAGGCGGGCTCCGCTGCTGACAGCGGGTGCGACAACCAGGGCTGTAAGGCGCCACGCGGCAATTCGCTCGAAAGAGCGCACCTGAGAGAGGCACAGATATGGCGAAGAAGAAAACCGCCAGTCGCAAAGCGGCGCCCAAAAAGCCCTCGCCCGCGACTAAAACCCCGAAAGAGAAGCGTCCTCGCGGACGCCCATCGACGTACACGCAGGAGATCGCTGACGAGTTCTGTGCGCGCATCGCAAGCGGCCGATACCTGCATCGTGTCGCCGAGGACGCGGACATGCCGGAAGAGCGGACGTTGTATCGGTGGTTGGACGACAAAGCCGATTTCCGTCAGATGTACGTACGCGCTCGTGACATTCGTGCGGAGCGCAGTGCCGAATATCTGCTGGAGATTTCCGACGACGGCCGCAACGACTGGATGGAAAAGCACGCCGAAGACGGCGAGTGCATCGGCTGGACGCTCAACGGCGAACATGTCCAGCGGTCCAGGCTCAGGGTCGACGCGCGGAAGTGGCTGATGTCGAAGGAGTCGTCGAAGTACGGCGACAAAATATCGCATGAGCACACCGGCAAGGGCGGCGGCCCGATCGAGCAGATCACGCGCGAGATGACCGCCGAAGAGGCTGCGCGGATCTACCGTGAGCGCATCACCGGGTGACGCCAGCCTCGCCGAGGTCTATCGCGCCCGCCTCGAGCGGCTGGATCGCATCAAGGGCGACCCCGAGGCGCTGGCCGCCGCGCAGATCTACTACCGCGATCATCCGTGGGACTTCGTACGCGACTGGGGCCTCACGACCGATCCGAGGCGGCTCGAGGTGGGGCTCGACCCCGTCATGCCGTTCCTGCCGTGGCCGCGACAGGTCGAATACCTGCAGTGGGTCATGCGCAAGTGGCGGAACGGCGAGCGCGGGCTCTGCGAGAAGTCGCGCGACTGCGGGGTGACCTGGCTGAGCGTCGCGTTCGCCGTGAGCCAGTGGTTATTCCGGCCCGGCTTCACCTGCGGGTTCGCGTCACGCAAGGAGGAGCTGGTCGACAAGCGCGGCGATCTGAACGCCATCTTCCCGAAGATCTGGTGGTTCATCGAGAACATCCCGCGTGTATTCCTGCCGAAGGGGTTCGGGCCGGACTGTCGGGCACACATGCGCATCCTGAACCCGGAGAACGAGGCGGCCATCACCGGGGAGGCGGGCGACAACATCGGCCGCGGGGGCCGCGCCGCGCTGGTGTTCGTCGATGAGGCAGCATTCATCGAGCACCAAGAGGCGGTGGATGCGTCGCTCTCGCAGACCACCAACTGCCAGATCGACATCAGCACGCCCAACGGAAACGGCAACCTGTTCTACCGCAAGCGCCAGCGGTTCAACAACAGCGATCGTCTGTTCATCTTCGACTGGCGGGACGATCCCCGGAAGGACGCCGCCTGGTATCGCAAGCAGAAAGACGAGCAGGACGAAGTGACCGTGGCGCAGGAGATCGACCGCGACTACAACGCGTCCGTCGAGGGCGTGTTCATCCCGGCGAAGTGGGTGAAGGCCGCGATCGACGCGCACAAGCGCCTCGGGTTCAAGTCGAGCGGGCTGCGCGCTGCCGGGTTCGACCCGGCTGATGTCGGGGATGCGCGGGCATTGGTGTTGCGGCATGGCGTAGTCGCGATCCAGGCCCGGCAAAAGAAGGACGGCGAGGCCGCGGATGCTGTGGAGTGGGCCTTCGACCTGGCTGACGCGGCGCGCGTCGATGTGTTCGGCTACGACGGCGATGGCATGGGGCGGCCGGTCATTCGCACAGCACTCAGGTATCTCAACCCGGACCGGCTCAAGATCGTGGCCTACCACGGGTCGGGCGGTGTGCGCGACCCAGGGGTTCGGCAGCGATTCCAAACCGGGCACGAACGCAGTCCGGTCGACCTGTACGCCAACTATCGCGCGCAGACGTGGAGCGATGTGCGCATCCGTTTCGAGCGGACGTACGCCGCCATTCAACGGGCCGACGCGGGCCAGATCGTGCGGGACAACCCGGACGAGCTGATCAGCCTGGACAGTGACATGGAGTGTCTCGATCAACTGGTGGCCGAGCTGAGCCGGCCGCTTCGCAAGTTCAACGCCAGCGGCAAGATCATCGTGGAGAGCAAGGCGGAGATGAAGAAGCGCGGCGTTGACTCGCCGAACCTGGCCGACGCGCTCGTGATCGCCATGAGCATGCAGCCCGAGATCGCCGAAGAGAAGAAACTGAAGACCACGCCCGGTCGTGCGCGCGGCTCGTGGATGGCGCACTGATGCTGACCGACGAACAGTACAACGGCGCCCCCAAGGGGGAGCGCGCCGGGGACTATGCCGCGCTCGAGGAGATGCGGGACGTCGTCGAGCAGTACGCGACGATCATGGACCAGAACATCCGGGAGGCCGAGGAGGACATCGAGTTCGTCCTCGGGGACCAGTGGGATGCCGCGGCGAAGCAGGTGAGGGAAGAGGAAGAGCAGGTTTGCCTGACCTTCCCGAAATTGACTCAGTTCATTGACCAAGTGGTCGGGGAAGAGCAGCAGCAGGCCCCGAGCATCCGGGTGCGGCCGGCGGACGGGTGGACGGCCGGCCAGAAGATCCAGACGCAGAACAACCGCGAGATCGACCTCGCCACGACCTACGGCGGGTTGATTCGCCAGATCGAGCGGACGTCGGACGCGCGGACTGCCTACGACAACGCCTACGAGGGCGCGGTCACCTGGGGCTGGGGGCACTGGCGGATCGTCGATCGCTACGTCGATGACTCCTTCGACAAGGAGCTGATCATCACGCCGGTGTGGGATCCCTTCGCCGTGTCGTGGGACGCCGGCGCAGTCGAGTACACGCGCGCGGACAGCAACAATTGCGTGATCCGCGCCCCGGTTGCGAAGGCTGAATTCCGGCGCCGCTTCTCGGGCGCGACGGCCGCCGACTTCGACTTCGGCCCGCAGCAGACGGTGCACTGGCTGCATGGCGAGGAGATCTACCTCGCCGAGTGGTTCCGCAAGGAGCCGCACACCTACCCGGTGGTGTTATTGTCGGACGGGCGGCTGGTGCGCGGCGACGATGTGCAGAAGGTCAAGGACGAGCTCGCGATGCTGGGGGTCACCGTCGTGGGCGAGCGCCAGCACAAGGGCTCGAAGGTGACTTGGCGGCTGTGCTCCGGCTGTGACGTGCTCGAGGGCCCGATCGACGTGATGTCCAGCTTCATCCCGGTCGTGCCGGTCTGGGGCAGGATGGTGTTCCACCAGGGTCGGTTCCGGTATCGCGGGCTCATCCGCAACGCCAAGGACGAGCAGCGGGCCTACAACTACGCGCGCACCGCCATCATCGAGGCTATCGCGCTCGCGCCCAAGGCGCCGTACGTGGCGGCGGCCGAGTCGGTCGAGCCATACCAGGACATCTGGTCGACGGCCAACACCCGGCCGCACGCGTATCTGCCCTACAAGGCGTTGCGCACTGCCGATGGTTCGGCCATCCCGCCGCCGCGGCGCGAGTCGCCGGGCACGAACCTGGCCGGGCTCATCGAGATGATGCAGATGTCGGAGACGGGGATGAAGTCCTCGATCGGCATCTACGATCCGAGCCTCGGACAGCGCAGCAACGAGACCAGTGGGCGCGCCATCGCCGCGCGACAGCAGCAGGGCGACCGGCTGACCTATCCGTTCGTCGGCAACCTCGCCAAGTCGATCAGCTACACCGGCCGCATCCTGGTCGACATGATCCCGCGGCGGTACAACAACCAGCGGATCGTGCGCATCCTGCACGACGACGACACCGACGACACGATCGAGATCAACCAGACGATCGTCGATCAGCAGACCGGGCAGGAAGTCCGGGTGAACGACATGAGCGTGGGCCGATTCGACGTGACGTCAGACGTCGGCCCCTCCTACCTGACGCGGCGCATGGAGGCCGCGCAGTCGCTGAACGACTTGATCGCACAGATCCCGGCCGCCGGACCGCTGCTCGCCGATCTCGCCGTCAAGAACCTGGACTTCCCGGGCGCGGACAGTGCGGCCGAGCGGCTGCGCCGCGGACTGGTGCCGCCGCAGGTGCTCGAGACCGGCGACGGCTCCGATCTGCCCCCCGAGGCGATAGCCAAGATCCAGGAAGCCGAGCAGGCCATGCAGATGATGCAGGCGCAGCTGGCCGAGCTGACCGAGCAACTGGACACCCTGACGAAGCAGGCCAGCAAGGCGGAGGCCCGCGCTGAGAAGGCCGAGATCGCGCTCTCGCGCGAGAAGGCCATCGCCGACGTCAAGGCCGAGCAGCAGAAGTTCGCCGACCTGCAGGCGTCCATGCAGCAGCCCGAGCAGAACTCGGAAGTGACCGGGCAGATCGCCGACATCGCCGACACCCTGGCGGCGCAGGGAGACGCGATCGCGCGCCTGACCGAGATCGTGCAGCAACTACGACAGGCCGCATGAGCCGTCTTGGCGCACGCGTCAACTGGCCTGCTGTTGTCACGGCAGATCTGATCGACCTCGTTTGTGGCGAAAAACTCGGGGACGGGATAGGCCGCGAAGTCTACGTTTTCGCGCTTGATCCGACGAAGGTGCTCAAGTTCGAGTACGCGACGGAGTCTTTTCAGAATGCCCGCGAATGGTACATCTGGAACGACCTCAAAGAAGCATCGAAATGGAACAAGTGGCTTGCGCCGTGTTACGCAATTTCTTCGTGTGGACAGGTGCTCGTGCAGGCTCGCACCACACCGCCGCCGAGAGACTATGCGTATCCACGCATGCTGCCAGCCTTCCTGACGGATACGAAACACGCGAACTACGGTCTGTTTGAGGGACGCCTGGTGTGCCACGACTACGGCACATGTGTCGCTGAATACCGACTGAAACAGCGCAAAGCGCATTGGTGGGACTGAGTCCCATTCGCTGAACCCGCCGCGCCGTGAGGCGCCGCAACCAGCCCGCTTCGGCGGGCTTTTTCATGCCCGCAAGGGCGCATCGACCGTCGTGATGACGGCCGCATCCCATTGATGGAGCACGCATGTCGACCAACACCGCTGAGACGGTGACGGACGATCACGTGGCCGAGCCGGCCCCGGATACCGTCACCGAAGAACCGATCGTCCCTGTCCGCAACGAAGAGACCGAGAACGCGCTGACCGACACCGGCGAACCCGCGGCAGCCGGAGAAGAGAGCGAGCCGCCGGCGGACGAGAAGCCGCCCGAGGAGAAGCCGAAACCGGAGGCGAAGCGCCCGAAGGTCAGCGCAATGCCGGATGGCACCTACGTCATCCGCAACGCCGACGGCACTGAGGTCAAGCTCACCGAGGAGCAGGCGAACGGCCTCATCCGCAAGCGCATCGACCGCGAGGTCTACCGCCGGCACGAGGCGGAGCGCGAAGCCGAGCGTCTGCGCAAGGAGCTTGAGACCGCGAAGAACGCCAAGCCGGATGAGAAGCCCGGCGAGAAGCCGGCGCAGCCCGATCCAGACGACCCGCGCCCCTCCTGGGAGAACCAGGAGTGGGACTCGATGGACCAGTACCAGGACGCGCTGTACGAGTGGCGGCAGCGGCAGGAGACCAAACAGTCGCCGAAGAGCGACACGCAGGACAGCAGCAGTCAGCCGGACGACGCCGCGCAGTTCGCGGCGTGGCAGAAGAAGGCCACCGAAGTCCTGCAGGACGGCGCGCAGCGTTTCCAGGACTGGGACGCCGTGGTGAGAGACAACCAGAACGCGCCGTTCGACGGCATGTTCACCAGTTACGTGTTTGCGGAAGCCGAAGATGCTGCCGCGATCCTCTACGAACTCGGCCAACACCCGGACGAGGCCCAGGCGCTGCATGCGCACCTGGTCGCCGGCGACGCGGTGAAGGCTGCACGGGCCCTCGGCAAGATCGAGGCCCGCCTAGATCGGGGTCAACGCCCCGAGACCGACGCCGATGACACCGGCTCGCCCTCGACTGATGAGGCCGCTCGGCCTCGCCCCGCGGTTCGCCGCGCACCTGAGCCACCGCCGATCACGCCGCTGACGACATCGCGCGCGTCCGGGGTCAGCACCCACAAAGACCCCAACAAGATGACGCAACGCGAGTTCGAAGCCTGGCGCGCTGCAGGCGGTAGCTGACAGTCAATTCCCACTGCCGGGAGGCAGCGGATTCCCAACACCAGGCGCGTAACCCGCGCCTCAGACGGAGGCTACAGCCGTGTCCAATTCACTGCTCACGCCGACCATCATTGCGAAAGAGGGGCTGATGCAGCTCCGCAACAACCTCGTGATGGGTGGACTCGTCCACCGCGAATATCGCGAAGAGTTCCGCAAGGTCGGCGATACCATTCAGATCCGGCGCCCGGTGAAGTTCACCGCGCAGGATGGCGCGACCCGCATCCATCAGGACGTGACCGAAGGTTACATCTCGATGGTCGTGAACAAGCGCAAGCACGTGTCGTGGGGGTTCACGACGCAGGATCTCACGCTCACCGTCGAACAGTACAGCGAGCGGTACATCACCCCGGCCGCGATCGAACTCGCGAACGTGGTGGACACCGATCTGCTCGGACTCTACGACGACGTGGCGAACTCGGTCGGTACGCCGGGCTCGACGCCGAACACCTTCATGGCGCTCGGCGACATCGGCATCAAGATGGACGACAACGCGGTCCCGGACGACGGGCGCCGTTACGTGGTCCTGAACCCGAAGTCGAAGTGGTACATGGCGGACGCGCTCAAGGGCTCGTTCGACAAGGATCTCGCGAAGAACACCGTCCGTCGCGGCATGCTCGGTCGGATCGCGAACCTGATGACGTACGGCGACCAGAACGTCGCGCGTCATACCACGGGCTCCCGGGTGGCCGACTCGATCACGCTGACCGGCAACATCGACGACTCCTACTCGACCTCGCTGAACTACAGCGTGATCGGGATGGAGAACTTCGACAGCGCGACCGGCACGATCAAGGCCGGCGACGTCTTCACGATCGCCGACGTCTACGCCATCAACCCACGCAACCGCAACACGCTGGGCGAGCTCCAGCAGTTCGTGGTGCTCGAGGATGGCGCCGTGTCGGGCTCGGCCGTGTCGAACCTCAAGGTGTTCCCGCGCATCATCGACTCCGGAGCCTACCAGACGGTATCGGCTTCTGCGGTCGCCGGTGCTGCGATTACGTTCCTGGGCTCGGCCTCGACGGCCTACCCGCAGAACATCGGGTTCCACCGCAACGCCTTCGGGTGCGTGTTCATGCCGCTGGAGTTGCCGCGTTCGGCAACCTTCAAGGCGCGGTCCACGCACGAGGGCACGTCCATCCGCATCATCGAGGATTTCGACATCGACAACGATGAAGAGATCATCCGGATGGACATCCTGTACGCGGTGAAAACCCTGTACGGAGAGCTCGGAGTAAGATTGTGGGGGTGATACGTCATTGATTCATAGCGCGTTTTCGTGAGGCCCTAGCCTTCGCGCAGCGTGTAACTGCATCAATGGGTGGGGTGGTCAGTGCTCTTTGAGCGGACCACCCATACTTCACGATTCTTTCCCACAGCAACTGATACCTGATTCCGAACACTTCGCTCCAACCGGCAAGGCACATGGTTTCGCCGTTGTAGGTGACCATGATGTTGGAGCGTTTATTGGATGCCTGGGCTTGCAGCGGAACCCATCGGCAATTGTCGGGGAAATATCCGGCGTCGTTGTCGATGCGGTCGAGACTAAGCCCCTCGCGGTACGTAGGCCCCAAGTCCGCGACAAAACTTCGAACGTCGTGCCAGCGTTCGCACACGAGGATCCCGCGCACGCCGTAGTAGCGGTAATGGGAATCTCTCGGGTTGTAACACCTCTGCATCATGCCACGCCAGATCGTGTAGAGCGGATGGTTCCACAACCCGTGCTTAGTAGATGCTTCGCGCTGAGCGCATCCGCAGCTTGTGGTGCGCCCAGAGCGCAATTTGTCAATACGAATTTTCACCGCAGAGCTTCCGCACGCGCACTGACAGATCGCGAAATATCTGTACGTGCCGGGCGTTTTCCCGGTGGAAAGCACCTTAAGCCGACCGAATGTAAACCCGGGGCGAGCGATGTCGCTTTCCCACGGAGCGAGACCAAGGTCGTTTGTCATTTCTATCCAATGTAAAAAGTATGTAGGGCTAATTGTGGCATACATCATCACCTCACGCACCCGCCGTCGCTCACCGAACGGCCGCACCGTGGTCATGGATCACAAGGAAACCGGGGAGACCCGCATCTGCGACGAGCGTTACGCCGATCGCAAGCATGCGCAACACCCGGGCTCCGGCTGGTCCGAGCCCCGGGAGCCGGGATCGAAGGGCGGCGGGCATATCGCAGTGCCGGTGTAACCGGCGAACGAAAGGAGAACTTCAATGGCTGCTCGTCAGCTTTCCGACAAGCGGTCGGACGGGCTTTACGTGGGTCAGTCGGCGGCGGACAAGGTCGGGTGCTACGGCGTTACGCCGGTGGTGCAGGCGTCCGTCATTACGGCCGTCAACACGACTGCGTCTACGTCGACCACCAATGCGTTTGGATACACGACTTCGACCCAGGCCGATGCGATCGTGACCGCGCTGAACAGCGTGATCACGGCGCTGAAAAACATCGGCATCGTCGCCTCGGCGTAAGCCGGGCGACTCACCCCTTCGGTGCGGCCCACTGGGCCGCGCTGCACTTCCTCGAGGAAGCCTATGCAACCGACCCAGCCGCCGGGACAGGTCTGTCTGCTCCCGAAAGCCCCGAACGCGACCACGTACCAGGGCAAGCTCTGCGTGTTCACGTCGTTCTACGAGTACAAGGGGCACGCGCCCTACATCACGTCGATGATCGGGGCGACGATGTTCATGGAGCGCCTGGGCGTGCCGTGGGACTACTGGCACGTCTACGGCGACTTCCACTTCGATCGCGCGCTGAACGGCGCGCTGACCCGGGCGATGGAGTCCGACTTCACGGACATCATCCTGGTCGACAGCGACGAGGGCTTCCCGCCCGAAGCCTTCCTGCGGTTGCTTGCCCACGACGCCGACATCGTGGCGGGCAGCTACCGGATGAAGAACCACTGGCACGAGTACACGGGCGAGATCATGCGGGCCGAGGACGACGGCACGCCGCTCGGCCGCATTCTCCAGGACGGCACGGCGCTGCTGCGCGCCACCAAGGTGACGGGCGGCTTCACGCGGTTCCGGACCTCGGCGCTGCGGCGCTACGCCGAGGCGTATCCCGAGATGTCGTATGCCGACAAGGACGCCCCCAACGGGCGCAGCGTCGCGTTTTTCTACTCTGGACTGGTCGAGGGCGAGTTCTTCAGCCACGACTACCTGATGTCGCAGCGCTGGCGAGACATCGGCATCGATCTGTGGATCGACCCGATGATCAAGATCGATCACTACGGCATGCAGAAGTTCGCCGGCGATCTGGACGCGCACCTGCGCAACCAGGGCAAGACCGAGGCCGCGTTCCAGACGATCGCCGACATGGCGGCGCTCATCGAGGCGTCACGGTGATCCCGGTGCTCCGGCCGAGGCTGCCGGATGCCGAACAACTGTTGCCATACCTGCGCCTCATTGACGGAGGGCGCTGGTACACGAACGACGGCCCGCTGGTGCGGCGGGCAGAGCACGTGCTGCGCGGGGTGTGCGTCACCAGCGCGACCGTGGGGCTCGAGCTCGCAGCACGCGAAGTGTTCTCCCGACCGTCTGTGCGCGTTCCGGCCTTCACGTTCGTCGCGACCGCGACGGCGCTGCGACGGGCCGGCTACACCCCGGTGCTCTGCGACGTGGATCCGGACACCTGGCTGCTCAGGGACATCGACGAGCACTCGCTGCCAGTGGCTGCGTTCGGGGCGCATGTCGAGGGGGTGCTGGTCGATGCCGCCGCGGCCTATGGCCACACCTTCAAGGGCAACGCGGTTTTCAGCCTGCACGCTACCAAGCCGCTGCCGGCGGGTGAGGGCGGGCTGGTCCGAGGCCGGGTCGCCGAGTGCGTCCGCGAGCTGCGGAACTTCGGGCTTCGCGACGGGCTCGTCGAGAACACTGGCGGCACGAACGCCAAGATGAGCGAGTACCACGCTGCC